AGGGCAGAGCCTAGGGCAGAGCCTAGGGCAGAGCCTAGGGCAGAGCCTAGGGCAGAGCCTAGGGCAGAGCCTAGGGCAGAGCCTAGGGCAGAGCCTAGGGCAGAGCCGCGAATTCGCCCCCCCCTACCCCCCCTCCCGGGCAGAGACTCACCCCCGCCAGCCGCGAACAAGTTTTTGAAACCAGATACGTAAAAAGCTTGCATATGGCGGTTATCATGTTAAGTGCCAGACCTTATGCCGTTTATCGTCAGGCAATCGTCAGGTATGGTAGTGTATACGTCTTATACCTCAGAATCATCAAAAAGTGAGACGAAAGCCTGTTTGTGTATCATTCATGCGTAACTACCAACAGAAATTGTCAGGAGTTCGTATTATATTCCTCTCATCCGGCTACAATGTCCGCTTTCTTGTCCGGGTAGGGAGTATTCAAAGTATACGGAGTAGCTTCTCAATGTTCTGCAGTCTTTCCTCTAGGTAATCTGGCAATGGCTCTTTCACAGGATGCTTTTTTGGAGCTTCTCCTTCCACACTAAGAATTCAGTCTTTTTCAAAACCACTTCCAAAATTTGCACAGAAAAAACACTCTATACGCGAATTACATCACCTTCATCTATATCTTTGCCAGTGTCGTTCTTTATGGTGGCAGGTCTAGGTTCGAACAGCATATGAAGTCCTTCTTGGAGGCTGTCGAACAATTCCTTATCTCTCCTACTCAGGGGCTGGGTGCTTTCTGCCTGCCTGTACTTCTCGGAATACTGGTGGGTGTAGCAGCCTGAAGCGCAGAATACCCGTGCCCTGTTAGAATAATGGTGTTTTCGTTCCTTGAGTACCTGATTGGCTTCTTCCCTTGAGAAAAAGGGGCCTGTGATCATCTCTGCGAGGATGAAAATATCACAGTTCATGTTCTGCCCGGGATCAAGAATCATCCACCACGGGTCTGCAGTTCCTTCATTCAGACGGGAAACATCCAAGGTAAGCTCCATTTTCTACTCCTTATGCACTGTTTATGCGTTTCAAAATTCTACTGGCTTGTCTTTTTCATATTCTTGTATCCATATGCAATAAAGTATGCATATTCTTTCAAGATCGTATCCACCACGAGAACCTATTCAACATGTCTTTGAGGAAATATATCACTTTCTCGTGGAATGTGCCCAGATATTCATAGGGGTTGTAGCGAATTTTGTCTACCCCAAGTTCTTTCTCTCTGGCTGCCCATTCTTCCTTGGACATTTTCTTGGTTTTTTCTATAAGGTCGTCCAGAAAAGCTATTGATTCATCGTGGGTCATATATTCCTCTCATGTTAAGATAAGCCCAAATATTGTACAGGTCAAGCATGATCTGCACAAAATCTGGTCTTTTTTGTACACATTCTACTCCGTAGCTTTACGAACATCTCTGTCCTTATTGAAACCACCCAAAAACTCTTTCAACCAGTCTGCTTGTAGCTGTACGTACATACTATGATTTACGTTCTTCTCACGGCAGAACCTCTCTGCATAGAACTGCTTCTCATAGAATCGAATCATTCCTCCCCCATAAGGTGCATGGATCACATAGACCGGATTTGGATCATGGGCGATTTCTATCCAGTATCTATCTGCATTTCTAACATACAGGTCGTTTTCCGGCATTATGATTCTACCTTTTCCGCATTACTATTGCAGATAATTGTCGTTTTTCCGCCAGTACGTCTGATAAACCAATACATACAGGTCGTTTTCCGGCATATTATTCTTCCTTGGGGGCTTCTTTCATAAAAAGCTCTTTGGTTTTATCTTCAAAATATACTATCGAGGCTTTGTGCTGGGCAATCTTTGCTTCATATAATGCCATCTTCGCAGCCTTGGCCTCGTTCCACGTTTTGAAGAACAACGGTTTGTCCATATAACGAGACTGGCGCGGTGTGTCGGAATTTCGCATTTCAAGGACAGTAATTGATTTCTCAGTTTCCCGTACCAATTCTACGGTGTATATCTCGTTGTTGTAAGAACTTCGGTCAATCATGTACATTTTCATCTAGCACTCCTTATGCGGCTATATCTACAGTTTCCCGTACTTCAATCTCGGAATTCTCACCCTCAATATGCTCGAAACGAGTCTCGGCATACCCCAATTCTCTCCCAAAAACACTCCAGTTGGTTCCTGTCGCCGGATGGTTGATGTTATGTACCCCCCATAACCGGACAAGGTACTTCGCCTTTTTATGAACATTCTTATCATAATTCCCATCATCTTCGGGGATGGGTTCAATGGAGCGGATCGTATAACATTCCCCAGCCTTCAAGGGCTTCCACGGAGGAGGAATGTCTGCAGCGTCTATACAAACGACCGATTCTCCTACCGTGAACTGGCTCATACAACCTTCCTTTTCGATCTGTTGATTTGGGACATCACCACAGCTTGAGTGATAAATTTCCGGCTTTCAAATTCTATGGGGGCACTGTACTCATTGCGCAGTACAACACCATTCCCCAGTAGACCTATCAGGCAACCGAGGATGCATACTTGAGCGAAGAACCTGATCATCTTTTCCGCCTATCTTGTTTAGGGGGAATTGATTGGTTGCGCTCCTTGTGCATTTCCCAGATACCCTTGAGTTGCTTCAGCTTCCAAATCCCAAACCTAATCGGATTTTTCCATTGCATCCGAAAGAATATATAGACAACGAAACTGATCACACAAAGCAGTAGCAACCAGAATTCAACCCTTGCTTGCAACATATCTATGACTCCTCTTTTCCTTGTCGATCTTTGCCTGAATCCTCAGTTCCCGAGAGATGATGTACATTCCGAAGGTAGTTCCGCAGAAGAAACCCACACTGAACATTCCGATGACCAACCAAAGCACATTGTCATTCATATCCAACTCCTTACCTAGATACGTTACTGTAGTTTTTCAGAAGTGTCAAGCACAACAGGTTTGGTTTCAGAAAAACATTTTACACTGTCATCTCCATCATAAGCATCACATTGGCATGTACACTGCTCTCCCAGACACTTATGCTTGTATGCAGGACTACACTGGGAAAAATCCCCATCACAAGCAACCAGATCATCTAATCCGCAGCCGCATTCATCCCCACACAACCCATCGAAGCCATTGGACTTCAGATACTCCTTGACAATTTCTATCACAGTCATGATTTGCCATATAGCAACGTGAGGCTATACCCTCCATGCTTTCCGTTGAATCTCTTTATAGATGCAGTAGTTATACGGTTGGTGGCGGGGTAGTCTTCACCTTGCCTGACAAAACGAATAGCCTTGATTTTTACCTTTTCACCATCAATACCCATAATCTCCACAAAACGGATAAAACGGGAATCCTCTTCTTTCCAAACCTGCCCTATCATCACACGAGGAAATTCGGTTTTGGTCTGTGCCGTGTTCATATCAACTCCTTGATTTCGCTAAGTGCTTTCGCCAACACGAACTGATTAGCGATGATCCTTTTGAGATTCCCCCGTATCTCGATAAATGCCACAAAAAAGATAGCGATAACTATATAAATTCCTATCATCGTACCCTCCCATGAAAGTATCCGTTTCTCCTACCAATCTGTAAACGGGATACCAATATCTTAGAACGTTTTTTTGTGTAGTAATTCTCTACTTCGACCTTTGACAATTCCGGGTGTTCCAAGTCTTTCCGCATCCCCACTATCGTGATCACACGGTAACCATGCCGATAGGTTCCAAACTGATCCCCCAGTCCAAAACCCCACTCAGCCCTGAGTTGGGATGCTAAAGCTTTCTCTGCAGCTTCATCGAGCATCGAGTTTCCTCCGTATGTCGGTTATGTCAAGGGGAATCTTATTTCTCCTCGATATAGCGGAATTTCCATGTTCCAATCGTATTAGCATTTCCCGGCATTGCATATCCGTTTCTGCCACATATCCGAATATGGTATCTTCTGGGCCACGCTCTTTCTCTTGGATGTCTATAATTGTGTACACTACTGTGGCATGAACATTCATGGATTTAGTGCAGATTACATAGCGGTCACTGCGTACCCTCACAGTATAGCATTGGGCTTCACCCTTGAACCAAATCTTATCCCCCGGCCTGACCATGAGAACCAGACTCACCTTACGCCCAAGACGGACATGCTGTACGTTCCCTTTCTCATCGAACACTCGCACACTCATTTGTCTCTCCATGTAATTCGCAGATGAACTGTATGTACCCCATTGGGACGGGTATGGATTATGCCACCAATAGCCTTTGCTTCAAAATGATTGGTCAGGTTTACGTCACCAGCCAACATAACACCCTTCTTAATTCGTGCGATAGTGTTGTCAACTACCTCTTGAACTTCAGCAGCATTCAGGGCTTCATCGTCCATAACTCTCTCCTTTGGCTTTCACGTGCCCATATAGTGTACTCATTTCTTCTTCACTTGTCTACGTTCCGGGTTCACTTTCATCGCAGAAAGATAATTTGCCGGGGAATCCAGAAGTTTCAGATAGTGGGGGCACACAATCGGTCGTGCCGTATCCTTGCCCCATGATATAAGGCTGATTCTGCCTTGCCATAAATGATAAAGATGTATATTACGTTTGCAGTAATCACATATTTTATATCGGTATGGGCTTCTGGTGAGGCAGTAGCCGAAATTGCCGGGATTGGTAGTCACCGGAAGCAAGTATCGGACATCCATATCGAAAGTATGAAAGGTCGTTCGCATACCCCTATTTACGCATAGCTACCTAAAAATGTCAAGAGGCTTTTTCATGTGTGGAAATGATACGCCTTGTTGTATCAAAATAACACAGTGGTATAGGGGGGGGGTGTGTCGTAAAACAGCACACGGGGTGTGTCGCATTACAGCACACATTCTCTTATGTAATATATTCTCTTCTTCTTTCTTCGAATACTCAGAAAGACTTCTCTTGCTGACGCAAGAACAGACACCCCTCTGCCATTGACAACAGGGGGGTTTTGTGCTAGGCTGACATATCTTATCGAGTGGGGGGCTGTCTTGTACGATTCGTTTGCGCAGCAGTATGTGACCAAGGCTTTGGTGGACGAAGTGTTCGGGCGTTTGGCTAGTTCCGGGGGTTGGCGACCATCTTTGATGCCTGAGTATATTCGTTTGGTCATGGAATCAGTGGTTCTTAGATTCAGTGGCGAGTGGGAATACAACGAGATGAAAAAGTCCGTCATTCGTGTGATGAAGAGGCTCGATCCAATCCTGTTCAGGAGTTGTTGATTTCTCTATGTCAAACGTAAATGTCTACAACTGGGAGCATGTCAAGCGAATTCGCATGCAGCCTCACCTATTGGGTTTGTTGGCAGGGAAAGACCTGCTTACTCCCATGCATTCCAAGTGGATGCGTTACCTTCTGGACTCCACTGAAGAACGGGTTCTGCAGGCCCATCGTGGAGCATTTAAGACTACAGCTATATCTGAGATAGGTGTAATCTGGTATCTCATGTTCCATCCAAATGCCCGTGTCGCAATTATTCGAAAAACCTATACAGATGCCGCAGCCATAGTCCGCACCATAGCCAACCTCATGATGACTCCTGAAATTTATGATCTGTTGACGTTTGCATGGGGTGAGCCGTGGCATTTCACTATTCGCCGCGAAGGTAAACTTGAACTTTCGGTAAAGAAAACCCAGACCAAGGAAGTATCGGTCACTGCTTTGGGAATCGATAGCGGTATCACTGGTCAGCACTATGATTGGGCTGTATCCGATGATGCTTGCGACTTGAAAGACCGCATTTCCGAATCCGAGCGCGAGAAGACGAAACTGGTCATTCAGGAATTTCGTTCTAACATCATGGATCGTGGGAAACACATGGTTCATATTGGGACTCCGTGGGATCGTCACGATATGTTCAGCATTCTCCCCCCAGCTTTGAAGTTCCCTTTGGGTACGACAGGTTTGATCACCCCCGAGCAGGAAGCCCTGATCCGAAGTAGAACCACACCTATTTTGTTTGCTGTCAACTATAAGCTTGAATTTGAGAACGAGTCTGATATGTTGTTCCGCGATCCCTACATGGGTAAATGGCATTCCGATGACTTGACGAATATCCGGGCACATGTAGATGCTGCATTTGATGGCGAACATTTCTGCGCGTTGACGATCATGGGTCGTCGGAAGAGTGACGGCAAGTTGAATGCTGTAGGTTTCGCCTATCCCGGGAACGTGAAGGAGTGGTTGGGGTTTATTGCCCAGAAAATTGCCCACTATGGTGGTACACGCCTGTGCATGGAAGAGAACGCAGATAAAGGGTACACAGCCGACATACTTAAAACTAATCCAATCGTAAAGCAGAATCATATTTGGATTGACACGTATCATGAAAGTATGCAGAAGGAACTGAAGATTGCCACTTATTTGCATGAGGTGTGGAAGGATATTGAGTGGGCTATGGAAACTGATCCTGAATATCTGGAACAGTGCATTGACTGGCGACCAAAGATGGAACCAGACGATGCCCCCGATTCTGCGGCCTCTTTGATTCGTGAGGCAAATTTCAGTGCTACCAAGACTTGGAACTCTGGTCTGTGGCGCTGGTAATGCCCATACTTGACAAGAAGCTGTGAGTCGTATAGACTACTTCAGTCTCGCTCTTCAGGATAGACTATTAGGAGGCTCATATGGCTGACGAGCCTATTTCTGCGAAAGATGTAAAGAGTAAAACCGATGCTTCACGAATAATATACTATCATCAGGACAATTGGAGCAACTTTTTTGCTGGATTGAACGGCACGAAAGACAAGAGTAAGTATACTGAGTATGGCACCCTCACCCTTATCCAAGATGAGGAACTCGGCAACATTTATATGGGCGACGGGCTTGGTGGTCGTATCATAGACATTGTTGCTGACGATATGACCCGAGAGTGGGTTTCGTTGGAAGGGGCCGGGGCTACGAAGCTTGAGGCGGAATTTGTTCGTTTGGATGCTGAGGAAAAGATCAACGAAGCCTTGAAGTGGCAACGGTTGTACGGTGGATCGTTGTTGGTCATGGGTATCATGGATGGGCAAACTCCCGATAAGAAACTCAACCCTAATCGTATTCGGAGTATCGAGTATCTCAAGGTTTTCGATAAGACTGCTATTATGTTGGGAGAGAGTACATTTGATACCGATTTAAATTCCCCCACGTTTGGGCAGGTATTGGTTTACAAGATTCAGTATTCCGTTGGGCAGGAACAGAAAACCCAGATGGTGCATGCTTCGCGGTGTATCCCCTTTTTCAATGATCCTATACCCACTTACATGAAGAGTCATGTTGATTACGCTGCCCGATATTGGGGAATGTCTTCTTTACAACGCATTTATGAAGACCTTCGTGATTTGGGTGGGGTTACCCAATCAACAGTCAATATCCTTTATGAATTTATCGTTGGTAAATATAAACTGACGCATCTTTCTGAGATGCTTGCCGAGGGACAGGAACGGTTGCTGGTCGAGCGAATGCAGATCATGGAGATGAGCAAGAGCATCTTGAATGCAATTCTGTTGGATCAGGATGAAGAGTATACCCGAGACTACGCTACGGTTGCGGGGCTTCCTGAAGTCATTGACCGTTTCATGCTGAAGCTTTCAGGTTCCACTAGCATCCCGGTTACTCGATTGTTTGGCCGTTCGCCTGCAGGCTTGAATGCTACTGGTGAAAACGACCTTCGAAACTATTACGATTTGATCGAGGCCAATCAGCGTAATAGGCTCATGCCTCAGATTCGTCGTTTGGCGAATATCCTTTGCAAGTTCTTGGGGGTACAAGTTCCCAAGATCACCTTCAACAGCCTGTATCAGTTGGACGAGAAGGAAAAGGCAGAAGTCACCAAGTTGGAAGCTGAGACAGCCAAGATTGAGGCAGAGACTGAGAAGGTCTATGTGGATATTGATGTTACCAATGCCGAAGAGTTGCGTATCAAGAAGGGACTGCAATCTCCCAATCCTGTTGCGGCTGGGAATCCCGGGGAACCCAAAGTTCCTGCCGTCAAGAAGCCTGTCAGGGTTGCCCAAGGTAAGAAATAAATGAATCGCCAGAATGAATTCCAACTTCTTCTGAAACTGCATAGGCAGCAGTTGTCTAAGACAGAGAAGAGTCGTGTTCCCAAGCCCTTGATTACCCAATACCCCGTTTCGTATGAGTATGACTACTTCATGATGATCCAAGCAATCCAGAATCAGTTCATCGAGAAGGCATTAGCAAAGATACGGGGTAAGCTGAAGTCTTGGTTGCATATGGATTCATTTGGTGACGACATAAACAATTACAAGAATGAGATGGATGAGGAACTGGTGACTTTGTATGGGGCTACATTCTTTTGGGGTAGTCGATTTGTGGAAGACCTGAAAAAGATTGCCTCTAATATTTATGGTTTTGACAAAGAACAGTGGAATCGTCAACTTAGTCATATACTGGGGATGTCGTGGGCTACGGTTGATGATTGGTGGTTGCGTGTCCAAGAACAATGGGTGCAGATTAACTACCAACTGATTCGAAATTTATCCATTGAATTTATAAATAAAACAAATGTATTACTGACCACCGCTATTCAGTCAATGTGGAATTATAAAGAGATAGATGAGGCGCTCATAAAACTTTCCAACGTTTTCCTTGGGTATCGCAGTTCGTTGATTGCCCGTGATCAGACAGGGAACCTAAATGCGGCTATTTGGGCTAATCAGTATGCCGAGATTGGGTTGGATGAGTACATTTGGCATACTTGGCAGGATGAGCGAGTGCGCGGGAATCCCACAGGTAAGTATCCCAAGGCTGTACCTTCTCACTTCGTGATGCATGGATTGACGATGAAATGGTCGGATATGTCTGTGTTCTCTCCTGATAACGGGGTTACATGGAAACCCAAGCAGGGTATCCAAGAACCCCTTCACGTTGGCATGGCTATTGCCTGCCGCTGCACACCCCTACCTTCGTGGGGTTCAGCGATTGCAAAAGCAGATGCGACATAAGGAAGTCCTATGAAAGCATCCCAACAGTTAATGCGGATTATCCGCGAAGAAATTGAGGCTATTGATTTTGGTGTGGTTAAGATTACGGTAAACAAAGACGGCCCGTATACCGAAATCAGCACTGAACGGAAAACGAGAATAGCCAAAACTTCAGACGAACCCCCGTATCATCAGGGCTGAGTCGAAAACCTGTCTCTACTTGACTTTTTTAAAAGAGTCAGATATAGTGACTTTCGTGTTTTAACGCGCAGATAGAGGTGGTGTATCGTGGGTGTGAACAGGCTTGACCAAGTAGAAGTTCCCGAATGGTTAGCTTCCAAGTTTATGATCACCCCCGAAGGTCATTTGGTTGGTCGTGCGACGATTACGAATATCGGAGTTTTCACTTATTTGCGTGGTGACGGAACGGTTGTTAGGGAGTTGCGTAGTCCGAAAGAAGTGTTCAAGGCGGAATCGCTGGCGACACTTGCGGGAATGCCGATTGTCAATGGTCACCCTAAAGAAAAAGTGACTGCGGATAACATCTCCCAGTATCAAGTGGGTTCTGTCGGACAAAATATATTGGGCGACAATATATATGTGTCTGCAGATACCACTATTGTTGATCCTGCTGCAATTCAGGATGTCCAGAATGGTAAACGAGAGTTTTCCTGTGGGTATACCTGTGAAGTTCGCCCCGAGCATGGCCGATGGTTGGGTGTGGAGTATGACGCTGTGCAAGAGAATATCTTGTACAATCATTTGGCGATTGTCGATAAGGCACGGGCGGGGGATACTGCCCGTATTCGTTTAGATCATTTGGATTCCGCCGATGGTGTGCTTTTGGACGCATCAGAAATTGATGAAGTGAAGAGGGGGGTAATCATGCCTGAAAACATGAAGACTATAAAGCTGGATGGTGTTGACTACGCCGCTGAAGCTAAGGTCATCGAAGCCTATACGCTTACCAAGGAAAAGATGGATGCGTTGGCGGCTGAGAAGGAAACCCTTGCGGTAGAGCATGCCAATCTTCTGACTGAGAAGACGCAGCTTGAAGCCAAGGTTGATACGCTGACTGATACGGTGGAAACCGCCAACAAGAAGATCGCAGAACTGGAAGCAGTGAAGATGGACGAAGCTGTGATTGCCAAGGCTGTGGAGCGCAGATTCCGAATCGTGGATGCCGTGCGTAATGCTGAGGTTGAGGTAGCTGACGGTGCCAGTGAATTTGAGATGCAGAAAGCTGTCATTCTCAAGGTGTTCCCGAAAGCCACGCTGGATGGCAGGGATCAGGTGTATATCGACGCTCGTTTCGACGGTGCTGTCGAGACTCTGGAAGCAAACAACGATGGTGCAAACCGTGAGTTGGGTGCTGATGAAGGATCGCATGCTGACGGACAAGATACCAAGTCTTCCCTTACCGCTGAAAAGGCTAGGCAAGCGTATCGTGATCGTCTTGTGAATAAGAAATAAAGGAGGAATTCATGAGTGCATATGGTGCTATGGATTACGCTATTCTTGGACTTCTGTATGGGTTTGACAGTCAGATCGAGAGCTTCCCTTGCTCCGCTGATGTAACCCCGGGTAGGCCCGTTTATCAGACCCCGGGTACTCCCACTACGGTACACCCCACCTATGTGTTGGGTAATGTGTTCGTGGGTATTGCGGTTGCGACTCAGCAATCGAAGTTCGCTGACGTTGGTACGTACAAGACCTACGATGTGGTGAACGTGCTGACGAAGGGAAAGATTTGGGTTCAAGCGGCTGTTGCCGTGGCGACTGCTCCTGTTGCGGCTTATGCCACTGCGGGTGGTCTGTTCCACACTACGGCTTCTGGAAACTATAACGTTGGGTGTATGTTCAGGAATGATCAGACTACAATTTCCGGTCTTGTTGTTCTTGAAGTGAACGGCCCGAAGCTCGTTGCGTAAGGAGGTAAGAAATGGACAATCCCAAAATTGATCAGTATCATCTTGACGCGAATGAGTCCGCTTTCTTCAAAGGACAACTTGAGTATATCAAGGTTGGAACCTACGATGTGAAGTATGCCCCCAATAAGGCACTGGGACTCTTCCCTGTCTCGACTGAAGCTGGCCCCGCTGCCACGGAAATTGTTTGGCGCTCGTACAGCAAGGTAGGTCTTGCTCGTCTGGTTGCCGACTATTCGCAGGACTTCCCCCGTGTGGATATCTACGGGACGGAGAACCGCATTTCGTTGCATGACATCGGTGCCTCCTACGGTTACTCCATACAGGAGATTCGCCGCGCCCAGAAAGCGGGTGTTCCTCTTGAGATGCGCAGGGCTTCCACTTGCCGCGATGCCATTGACAACAAGCTCAATGACATTGTGATGAATGGCGATGCTTCTGCCAACATCGCGGGATTCCTCGATTATCCCGGCACTATCGAATTCACCCTGACTTCCGGTGTCGGTGGCAAGACGTGGGCGCTGAAGACTGCCGACGAGATTCTGGCCGATATGAACGGCGTTGTCGAAGGCATTCTCACAGCGACCAATGGTATTGAGTCTCCCGATACCATGCTTCTCCCCCTTGCCCAGTATCTCCTGATTTCTCGCAAGAGGATCGGTTCGGATTCCGATGGCAAGACGGTTATGAAGTACTTCCTTGAGAACAACGTCTACATCAAGCGGATTGAGTGGCTGACGGAACTTGCCACTGCTGGCAATACCAGTACCGCAAGGATGATTGTGTTCGCCAACGACATCAAGCATCTTTCGTTGGAACTCCCGGTTCCTTTCGAACAGTTCGAAGCCGACAAGAAGGCTCTCGCCTATGAGATTCCCTGCTTGGCTAGGACTGGCGGTATCATAATTTACTACCCGTTGTCCGTGTCCTACGTGGATGGGATTTAACAGGCAGTATGTGAACTGTAGGCTATTTTGAAAAGTATACCCTATAAGGCATAACGGTGGTTATACCTTATAGGGTTTTATTTTATGCGTATGTCCGTATGGGCATGGCAATTTTGTTTGGGGAGGATCATATGTTAGTAAGATGGAATGAAGACAGGATCAAAGTAATTGCCAAGACCGATGGCATGGGTATGGTAATTTTGGCTCCGGGGTACACCTATATCGAAGATGCTAACTGGAACAAGGCACGAAGTCTTGTTTTGGCGCAGATTGATAGCGGCAAGATCGTTGAGGAATGGAACAAGATCACCCCTGAACAAAAGATTGATTTTGCGCTGGTCAAGCAGGATGACAAAACGTGGTACGCTCCGGCCACCTTGATGAACCTTAACCGTGCGAAAGCCTTGGAGTTGGTGAAGAACACCTTCCATGTGCCCACTCTTGAGAAGTTGCTGGAAGAAGATACGCGCCAAGACATACGGATTGCTATCATGAAGCAATTGGTTGACGTAGACAAGGGGAATGCTGATCAGCACAAGATGCAGTTGGTTGGAACCTTGGATAAGGTTTCGAAGGCGGTAAAGTAATATGAGTACCCCGGAAGAAATTTTGGCTGTGATATGCCCTTCTCTTGTAGCAACTTCTGGATACTCAGTCTATATTGAGTTGGCTACCAGTCTAACTTCTTCCGGGTACTTCGGGGCCAATTATTCACTGGCAATCGCCTTACGTGCTGCCCATCAGTATACTGTGAATGCAAAGCGTGGTGGTGCCAGTGGATTTGTGACCCAGAAAGTCGAAGGACGATTGAGTCAGTCCTTTGGTGGGTTTGGCAAACTGCAGAGTGAATTGCAGACAACCTCCTATGGGGCACAGTTGTATGATCTGATACACACTCGCCCGGGCGTTGCGGTTTCTGCGTTGGATATTTATGATCAATGTTTAGGTGGTTGATATGCTTTTTGAAGAACAGCAAGAAACCTTGGCATTGTGGCGTTTCACACCTCCCACAAACATATATCTAGAAGACACATGGGCTACGGATTCTGGATGGTCATTGACTGTCGGATATGAAGGCATATCCACAAGTGGGGGCATATACCAATCTGATTTCTTCAGAGAATGTAATGCGAATATTGAAATAGGCATCAACCTTTCAGGGGATTCTTCGTTAATACTTTGTGCGGAAGATGAGACGGGAGTGTATTGTCCATTAGAAACTTTCGTGGCGGTTTCTGGATTGAACACGATTTCCTATTCATTGAGGGGTACAAAGTTTTACACTGGCTTAGGGATCATCTTCAGTACGGGGGTTTCTGGTTTAGTTTCGTATGTGTATGTTGGAGATAAATCCTATGTAGAAAGAAATGATGGTTACATGGATGGAATTTGGAAATATATTCAGGATGTCGCAGGTCGTGTGGAACCTGTCAGTTCTTTTGATTCTTTGAGGAATCAGCAGACTTTCAGTACAGCTTCAGACCGTTTGTATAGCCCTATTGATTACAAATTGGTTTTGCGCGGTGGGGACGCAGTTGTTGATGTCGATGGGATTCAAAGAAAGATTTTGGGACAGCCCGAAGTGTACAAGGGCGATTTCCCCCATGTTGAAGCTGTTCTGGAAAGAACACAGTTTGAGATGGTATCATGAATGTCGGTGCAAAAGTTAAGGTAACAGGAAGATTTCTTAAATTGACTCCTGATATGATTTCCGTACATATTGATACGGCATTGAGGGAGATAGGTCGTCGTGGTGTGCGGATTATGCGGGAGAAAACGGAGCCTCATGATTTCAGTGGTGACTTGACCAATTCCATTATGTGGGCGACATTCAAAGATCGTGGCGCGATGGATAGTATTTCCGGGGAATCCGGGGCAGATGTTTCTGAAATAGCCAGCCCTCCTATGGCTGGTATTGTGGATATGGGATCGGCACTGGAATATGCTGTCTATAGGGAACTGGGATCAGGGGCACATCTTACCGATTATAAGACGGAATACTTCATAGAGAATTTGAAAGAGTGGTGCAGGATTGTTCTGAATTTTGATCCTGATGCGATGGATAGTTACGGAAACTTTGTAAATATGTGGCGCTTTTCCAGATTGTTGGCTAAGATCAGGGAACACGGAACAGAGGCCGCACCGTTTGCCCTTACTTCAGTGGATGAGATTCAGAAAATGGGGTTGTCAGTGTTATTGGTGAAGGAACAGAATTTCTGGGCGTCATTGGCTATATAGGAGACAGATATGTTAGACGGGGATTTGTTGAACTACATGCAAACAGCTTCTGGATTGATAGCGGTAATCCCCGCTTCTGGGATTTATTTGGGTGGGGTAATTTCCCAAACCGCCAAGATGCCGTATGTGGTCATTGATATATTTCCCGGGGTTAGAAATAAAATTGCGAAACATAAAGTGTTGCAAAATAATAGGATAAAAATCACAGTAAACGCAGGCCCAGATCAGAAGAAACAAGGAAGGGTGATAGCTGATAAAGCATTGCGCGTACTTGACTTTTTGCGAGGATCAATGTACGATGTGACGGATTTGGATGTTGTGTGCGGTTCGGTAGGTTTGTCTTATGGAGTCGGCGGAATTCATAAGTACAGTTTTACCGCGAGTATGCGTTTTGTAGAATCAATATGATAGAAGGTAAGGAGGCTTAATATGGCTGTGGTTGATAGACTGATTGGTGCTGATGGAAGTATTTGGTCGATGGCTTTTGGCGCTGCCCTTGTTACGGGTAATGCTGTTTCCGGTTCTTGGTACAAGATCGCCACTGTTTCTGGTGTGGCTGTTTTCCCTGCTGGTTATACGGCTGGTGACTTGGTTATCGGCAATGGTCAGGCTTTCAGTGCCACTAACTCCGCTGCCTTGGGCACCGCCACGCTCGTCTCCGACTGCACGGAATTCAACTGCCAGTTCTCCGGTGCTGAAGTTGAAGTCACGACCTTGAGCGATAACGTGAAGAAGTATCGCAAGGGCAAGATCGATCTGACGGGTACAATCAAGGGCAACAACACGATCAGCGAAATGCGCAAGACTGGTTCCTTCCTGAATAGGTTCCTGCGCACGGTAGCGATGACTTCGGCGTATGTGCCCACGTTCAATGCTCTGTCCGAAACGGCTCTCTATGGGCAGTTCTTCATGAATGACAGCGCGACTTCTGGCGAGACTCAGGTGTTCCTGTTCGGCCAGATCGACCTGTATGGTTACAACCTTGGTGCGGCTATCGGTGATGCGCAGGCTTACGAATCGGGTGTCCGCTTCGTGGGTAACGATCCGATGGTGTACTTCAAGGATAACGCCTAATCCTGATTTTACCGAACCCCCAACGATTGCTGGGGGTTCGGTTATATCTCATCTTTTATAAAGGAGATTATCATGGTATTGACGATTGCTACGAAGAGGGAATTCATTCCCAAGTTCAACGGAAACGACAAGGCCCCTGCGGCTGAACAGATCAAGATTCTGCACAAGGCCGCTACGATTGAAATCAAGGAAAAGCTGTATCCTCGCACGTTCTCCTACGGGGCTGATGGTCATGTTACGGGAACTATGTCTGTGGATCGCAAAGCGATGTTGAGTGCTTTCATTCTGGATTCCGGCCTCATCAATATAGGTTACCAGCTGGACGACCAGAAGGATCATGTGATCAAGGTCAAGTCGGTTGATGACCTGTTCTCGGCTCCTACGGAGTACGATGGTTTGATCGACGAGATTTACACCTACTTCCAAGGGTTGCTGAATGCAAAGGTGAACGAAAAAAACTCCGAATAGCCTATCGTCTTTTAGCTGATGGTAGGCACAAGGATAAGTACCGAAAAGAGAAGGGTGGCGTCATTGTTTATTCGCGTAAATTCGGGGAAGGCAAGGACGAAGAGATTGTTCACGTAACCCGCGATCAGGTCAAAGGTTACGTGAATGATCCTATATTCATATACTATCTGAATGTGTTCCAGACAGTGAAGTTGTGGGGTTTGCCACATGGTTCCAATGGGTGGGCTACCGAAGACGCCTGTTGTATGGAAGCAATCACAGCTTTGGAAATGGAACAACGAGAAATCGAAAATGAACATGCGACTGCAGGACAACCTAAACCGAGTACCGGAGGGAATGGGCTTGAACATTTGAGACAGGGGGCATAGTATGGCTGGTGAGTCTGTTGCTGAACAAGTAATTGTACGATTTATAGCCGACAATGCCGCTTATCTTAAAGGTATTCAGGAATGCCAATCTGCTACCAATAAGTTCATCAGTACCCTCGCAGGACAGACGGATAAGGTTCAAGCGATTATAGGCAATATTGCCCCGGCTCTCGACAAGATGGCCGCTAGTTTCAATAGTGCCCAAGCTGTGATGGCTTCCCATGCTAAGACAGTGGATCAGGTGCAGTTGAGCGAAGCTAAACTTGCCCTGCAAAACGCTCGTAATGTAGAGTCCACAAATAAACTGTCTCTGGCGCAGTTACGCCACAGTGATGTTCTTCAGAAATACACCGCAGAAGTACAGAAAGCGATGGCTATGGAATCCCAAGCTATTGCTTCTGTCATTAGCGCTGAGAATGCCAAGTCCATGCAAGAAACCAAGTGGACAGCTATGTTCTTGATATCGGAAAACGAAAAACAGGCAGCCTTGGCAAGAACAGCAGTCATTCAAAACTTGATGAATGCCCAAGGCACCACTAACGCTGAGAAGATGCGGTTAGCTGAATTACTCTATGCGGAAGAAACAGAGAAAACCGCCCGTACACGTATCAATGCAGAAGCGAAGGTAAACGCTGCAAAAAAACAAGCGGAAGAAGTCACCCGTCGCTCCTCTGAATTGGAGCAGTCCAATGCTTCACGCATGTTCCAGCATTATACCAATTTGGGGGCGCAGTTAGGATTCATTGTTCGCCAATATTTGGGTTTGTTCGCTGTTGTGTCTATGATACGGAATATTGTTGAAACGGGTATGGGATTCAATAAATTCGTGGAAGAAAGCACTACGGCATTTACAGTCATGATGAATAGTGCCACTGGTGCTAAGAATCTCATGCAGGACATGTATGATTTCGCTGTTAAGAGTCCTTTGACTTTCCGAGAGACTGCGGAAGCTTCCAAGCAATTGATGGCTTATGGTTTCCAAGCCAGTGAATTGGTGGATACCATGGAATTGCTGGGTACGGTTGGAAAGGCTGTTGGTTCTTCGATGCAGGATATGGCTTATGTGTATGGTACTCTGCGCTCTCAGGGTCGCGCATACAGCAGAGACTTGATGCAGTTCGGTATGCGCGGTATTCCTATTTATGAGGAATTGGCGAAGGTGATGGGGGTTAGCAGCACCAAGATTCAGAAGTTGGCTGCTGACGGACGAATTGGTTTTGCCGAAGTTGAAAAAGCATTCATTAACATGACAAGTTCTGGTGGACGTTTTGATGGGATGCTCGAAAAGTGGATGGGCACCCTTGAAGGAAAGATGTCCATGCTTAATGATATTATGCAGAAATTTGGTGGGGAATTGCTGGGTCGTGTATTCGATAATGTGAAGAGAGTGGTCGATGAATTGATCCTCATGGTTTCCTCCCCTGCATTTGCACAGTTTGTGCAGTCTATGGCTCAGAATTTGGGGTTGTTGGTTGAGGCTTTGATTGGGGTTGCGCAATTCCTTATTGCGTGGCGCATACCGCTTCAGATTATTCTGTCGATTATGTTGACATATAAGATTGCGGTTCCCATATTCAATTTGTTGAAAAACTCTGTGGGTGTGTTAGCGGCAACTTTTGCGGCTGCATCTCAGGCGGCGTTATTGGCTGGAACTTCCATGACAGTGGCGACTTTCTCTGCGGCTACTTTAGCGACATCCTTGAAAGCTTTGTTTGTTTCTATTGCGTCTAATCCTTTGTTGTTGGCGCTTACTGCAATTGTGGCGTTGGTACCTGTGATAATCAAGGGATTTGATGAAGCAAACCGAAAGAAGATGGAGTTGATTAAAACTGATCGTGCCGTGGCCCAAGGTACAGTAGTTAAGGAAGCGGAGAAGACTTTCAAATATAGTGGCGTCAGTATTGAGGATGTTTTGCAAGGTAAGGCAACTGCCAAAATGCAAGATGTCGGAATGCAAACAACAGCGGTGTATATGAGTTTTGTGCAGTCGGTGGCTAAGAAGTACGATCTGGAAGCTGACGCTGTTTTGACTATGTTGGAAGATTCGAAGACATTCTCCGCTAAACTTACTGGTACTCTTAGGAAGGCTCAAGAGTATATGGATATGTATGCGGCTAGAACCAAGGCAGAAGGGGTAAAGGTTCCTAATGCGTCCCCTACCGACTTGATGAATATTTTCACTGAGTATGCTGGATTGGACGCCGCAGCGTTTAGCACGGCTCTTTATAAAGAAGCTCAGTATCGTAATGCAAGTGGTATAATGGTTCCTTATCAGTATATTTCTGGATACGATGTCATGGGCAAGGATGCTGCCCGACTGTATATTGATAGTTTCGAGAAGAAGATGGTGTCCGATAAAAAGCTTGCGACTGCTATTGGGCAAAAATGGACTGATGATTCGAATCGTCAAGCATTGGAAAAGGAAATGGACAAAGAGATTGGGTTGTATAATGAGATGTTAGATAAGGATATAAGCCCGAGAGACACGGGTGCCTATGATGTGTTGGTGGATCGCCTAAAGGCGATTGTTACTGAATTAGCCCGGATTGATAAGGAAAAACAAGCGCTTGCCGATTTAACTAAGGCTATTGAGAAGTATCAAGATGCTATGCTGAAATTGCAGGATCAGATTACTACAAATTCCTTGCTTGGATTCAATCCTTCTGAATTGCAAAAACTCACTGCCGAATACAAGACAACTATAGACGCAATAGAAAAAGACATGGGCAAGGCTTTGTTTGGAGCGCCTCTTACTAAAGAGCAGATAGATGCCTACAAGAAGTTGTTGGAACAGATATATAATTTCAACATAGCAAAAATCAATGATACGGTGAAACGTGAAAATCTGGCTGCTTTAAAGACCTATGCATTGGAATACGCCAAGTTGGTATTGAGTCAAGATGAATACGCGATTGAAGAGAACAAGCTGGCGTTGTTTGATTTGGAGTTGAATGCCAAGCTTGCACAGATACAAGTTGCCATAGACCTGAACAATGAGCAGTCGGCGGGTGCCCAGCAACAATATAACTGGGCTGTGAAGACTGGTGATTTGGAACGGAAAAATTTGCAAGACCAGATAGCGTTGACCAAGGCGAAACAGTTCCTTGAAGGATCGGGGAACGAGGCTTATTGGAGCAAGCTGACTCTGAAGGCTGCTACGGCATTAGGTATGTCCGGGTATGCTTCAGGAACACAGGGGGCTAAGAAGGGTGTTGCACTTGTAGGAGAGAAAGGCCCAGAACTTGTATACATGCGCGGGGGGGAGACAGTCATTCCCAATTATGCTCTGAAGCATATTCAGGGATATGAAGATGGTACGGTAGGTGCCTCGGCTCTTTCTAATTCCGACATCATCAATTTCTTGAAGAACGCTTCCACAGAAAATGATGTGGCGGCGCTTTTGGGTCGGCTGAACACGTATGATATTGCGGGACATTTGGGCACCAAATTGGCTATGTTCACGAAACCCGTGCAGTGGGGTATTGGTCTTTTGTCCACAGTTGGTAATTGGTCAAAGGGTGCTTTACTTGGGGCAGTGAAGGCTTTACAGAAACCGCAGGGATTGTTGGACAGTATTTTCGGAAGCACGTTCGTTTCGGCGCAAACTCAACCTCTTAACAATGTCATATCGTCCCCAATATATGCAAAATTTGCGAAGCAATATAAGGACAAGGCTCCCATGTTCGCCAGAATGGAGGCTTCGGTTCCCGGGACGTTGGAAGCTTTATTGACGGCCAGAAGTAAATTGGGTGTTGCTGGTCTTGCCTTGGATGCGTATGTTACAAATCCTGCTTCCTATGTTGGGCAAGTTTTGGAAAAGTATGCACAAATTGGTGGTTACGTTTCTGGAACACAAGGTGCGAAGAAAGGTGTTGCTCTGGTTGGTGAAAAAGGCCCGGAACTTGTGTACATGCAAGGTGGGGAAACGGTTGTTCCAAACCATGTTCTAAAGAATATGCGTGGATATGGTGAAGGGGCTGCTTGGGAACCGTCAGCGCAAGCAAGTTTCAATGCGGGACTTCCATCCAACGGTTCTACCCAATCCTATGGCGAGTCGGCATTACTTAAGTATAGTGATGTTTTGACCGGGGCCATTCAGGAATACACTCAGCAATTACAAACTCAGGTAAGTGTACAGACTCAGACTTCGGCTAGTTTGCAAAGTTTCGGGGCGGGTGTTGCTGCGGCAGATGCTCAGTTGGGAACTTTTGCTGATGTCGCCAAGTATGCTATGAAGGGTACTGAAGTAGGTCGTTTTGCCGCAGCTACGGCAAGTAAAGCTGAAGGTGGTGGGGGGGTGTCCACTCTTCAAGGGTTGTTGGCTTCTATCGGCCCGTCTGTGAATTCTTTTGCAGGATTGATCGCTGCTGTGGACAACGTGAATAAGCTGATGAATCCCATGAGTACCATGTTGCAGGGAGTTATGTCTGTAGTTGGCCCCGCGCTTAATGGCGCTTTGAAACCGTTAGTGGATATCCTTACTCAGACGGGGCAAATAATGGGTTCCTTGTTACTTCCTGCAATTCGCTTAATTGGTGTGGTGTTTAATTGGTTACACGATTCTGTGTTTGTTCCTGTTGGTAATGGCATCATAGACCTGATCAATGGGTTGTTCAAGATTATCAATCTGTTGCCGTTCATGAATCTGGCATACATTGATCACCTGCAGACTGTGAAACAGGTTACAGAAAACGCTAAGACATTGGCGACGGGGCAGAGTTCGCTGACGGACACTATTGCATATCTCAATGCCAAATTAAAGGAAGAGGTTGATAAGCAACTGACCACATACAAGGATATGTATGAGGCGGGGTTGATCAATGCTACGGAATATGCGGCGAAGGTTAAGGAAGCCAACGCACAGATTCCCGGGCAGGATAAGTTGGTTTCCGCAGCAGACAAGGCTTTGACAAGTGTTTCTGACTTGGCTACACGTATTCAAACATTGGTGGCTTTGCAGGATTCCTTGACTCAAGGCATCATTGACAAGACCACGGGGGCTGTGATAGCCTATACTGATGCACAGAAGCAAGCTATACTTACTTCGTTCGGATTGGTGATGAATGATTCTGCGGCCACATTAGCTTTGCAGAATATACAGGGTCAGATAGACAGTATTTTGTCGGCAATGGGCACTGCGACGCCCACGGCACCTCCTACTTCGGAGGCTACTCCTTATACGGGTTTTGAGAGTCCTGGGGGTTGGGGGGAGGGCAGCCCTGGACTTGCTATCGGTGCTGGAAACATACCTTCAGATATGCCAGCTAATCTCCATAAGGGAGAGATTGTTGTTCCTAAGACATTTGCAGATTCGTTGAGAAGCGGAGATTTGGTCATGAGTGGTAATGGGGCTACAGGAGGTACTGCGCAACCGATCATCATTAACGTGTACGGTAGTGTGACTTCTGAGAATGATTTGGCTGATACCATACATAAGAATCTGCAAAAGCGGAAAGTGCGGGGGTATGTAACATGAGTCGAAAGATATACTTCGATTATGGGTTGGGATGGGAAGACGCGACAACGTATGTACGCGATGATATAGTGATCACTGAACGCATGTGTTCTGATACATATCGCTATGCGCAAAATGTGGCTAATTTCACAGTTTTTGTGCAAGACATGCCCGAAATCCCTGATGATCCTGCAGGCCAATATTACTATATTGACGATTGGGCTACTGAAGATGGTTGGACACAAACTTTGTCGGAATCCATAGCTACGTCCTTACGAGGTGGTGTTTATAAACGGGATTTTGTCACTATTTCAGGTAATCAGGAATACATGATTCGGCTTAAAGCTGTGGCAACAGGAACCACACAAGTGGCGTTGGTTGGGGAGAAAGCCGACAATTCTTTCGAAGTTATTGGAGTATCTGCATTGGCTGGTGGGGAATCCATCGCTACTTTCATAGTAAACAATCCCGAAACATATACTGGGTTAGGTTTTATATGGGATGCCCGGGTCAATCTTACGTGGAAAAAGTTGTATGTAGGAAATGGATCGTGGGTTTCCAATTTCGATAGAATGGTGGTTACTTCTAATTTAAAAGTCAAAATCATGAACGATACCACCCAAATGTTCCAAGGAAAGATAGTTGAGCGTCCGAAATATTCGTTTGATGGCAAAATATCCTCTTTGCAAGTAGCTGTGGAAGCTACCGATTCAATAAAAGATTTAGATGTTGATTTCGATAAAGACACCGATCCCACAGAATTTGTACTCCGTGATTGTTATATTATGAATCCTGCGAACAAAGCATTGTCGTTGGTACACCAGTTGGCATATTTGGCTGGGAAGACTGACGCAGATGTTGATGATACGGTTTCTATCTTGACTACGTTTTCTGGGTTCTCCAATAACTTCTCATCCTCTTCCATTCTTGCTCAGTTGGACACTCTTCTGTATGAGAATGGGTATTGTCTGCATATGAATAATGAGGACAAAATTTCCCCCATCAAATGGCTGGATGTTTCTGCAACACCCACACAGGTTTTCGATGACACCAATTGTTTGATCGGTGTTGAAACCGAAGAGGTACTCCCTGTTTATGAGGGAGTCCGAGTCATTTATAATCATTTGTCTACAATGTCGGGGGTTCTCCTTTATCGGGAAAATTTGCCTTATAATTCTGATGGGACATATCTTGGTTATTGGGTGCCGTCAGGATACTACTATCCCATAGAAGCCAATGTTATTGACGACGAAACCGCAGCGCGTACTGTGGTGTTTCAGGAATATACGGAAAACGGAATTAAGGCGTTGACCAATAAGGGTATCGTGGACAAACTTGATTTCGATACACGTACAGCACTGGGTATTTTCAAATCCAACTATAGCGCAATTGTCGCCACTTCTGATTGGGCGCTGGAAGCCAGTTACTCAGGTTTAACGCTTGTCTCGGGAGAGTACTATAATCGTAAAGCCCAATTATTGTGGCAGAATCAGGATGTGACGGCTTCAGGACATTATATATACTATGCGAATATTCGTGGTACGGTGCTGTACAAAGACTCGGATTCAAAAATCGTCGTTACAACAGTTAGTGGGACAAAGAAAATAGACGAGTATAAAAGTGCCTATTTGTATACAAATGAATCAGCGTCTTTATTTGCCAAGGGTTTAATGGCGGAACATTCTGTTGGTGGTAGTTACTACACAATTAAGAGTGATGTTGATGTAGCTTTGGGAACATTCATCCAGATACAAGCTGGGGATATAATTGATTGTTTGTGTATAGTTGTTCAGAAAATATACGATGAACAAACAAGATACTATACTTATCGATGCAAGGGATACAGTATAAATTATGCATCTATAATAAGTACGGGGGTTACTAAAACAATGTCTGACACCACCCCGGATGTGGTGTCTATAGGGTTGGACAAGTATGCTATCAGCGTGCGATCAGATTATGATGGAAACAATCCTATCTTGACCGATGCTTTTATTACCGCCCAAGTATTATTGAATGGCGCGAATGATACGAGTAATTGGGTGATTGATGTGATAGGATCAAATGTGGCTGGTACTTTGATAGGTAGCACGTATACAATTACTAGGATTGATACAGATGTGGGGTATTTAGAGTTTACTTTTAGCAAGAATAATTATACTTCCCGCACTTTACGGTGTACCGTTACTAAAATTCGTCAGGGTGTGGCAGAACATGTTATTATGCAGATTCCCGTGTATGCCCCTGTGTATAGGAATCCCGTAGCATATGCTGATTTGGATGTTACTGCGGGAAATGTTGGGGATACCGTAGTTGCTTACGCTACTATAAGTGGTCAGTGTGGTATATATAAGATGGTGGAGAGTACGTGGACAAAACAATACCCGCCCGAATCATATATGATTGCGCAAGCTTGGGCAGATGTGACAGCTCTTGCAAATAATAATTTCCCCACTTCGGGCACCCCTTCTGAAAAAATACAAGCTTATGTGGGTACTGGGGTTACTTATATTGAAACTTTGGGGGCCAATTTAGCGTTCATAAATTCTTTAATGGCTGAATATATTAAAGTGGGTGCGGCAATATATGGTGGTGATAGATATAACGAAGACGGTTCAGATAATAACACCTCTGGATTGGGTTATTGGCAGGGAGCTAATGGATTATTTAAGGCAACTAAGGCAGAACTTACAGATGCGACTCTTACAGGTGAAATTGTATCTCGTTTCGGAGTATTCCATACAGATATAGAAATACCTAATTTGACATTGTGGAAAGCTCAAACTGGGACGACATATGATATTGATTTGAGTACGGAAACAGCTTCTGGTATAAAAACAAAATTAGATACCATGCTTGGATTATTCACAAGTTATCCTATAACCTCTCCGGGGCCGACAGATTTGCGAATTTATGCTGTTGCCAGACAACCAGAAATGACAGAATTTGTATACCCGTTTCCCGGGGAACACACACATCTAACAGGGTGGTTGGATCGTTGGACAGATAATAGTGGATATGTCCACTACACTATAGGTGTTACGGCTGGTATGAATGATTGGAATATTGATCTTATCAACAACACAAGTGGGAGTTATGCGATACCTGCCGCGACTTTAAGTACGTATATTACAGAACACAAAATACAATTCTCTGTGGTTTCTTCGTACACAAACCATTATGGATACCAATATTTCAGAAATGGTATTGTTGTCGGTGAGGAGATATATCATAAGCATGGTATACTACCTTCAAATCTACATGGGACATATACGGAAGACCAAATATTTGCTTTTTTTGCGACGCATCTACCTGATGTTGGGGATGTTAGGATGGCTACGGGACAGTATAATGGGAATAATTTGGTGAACGTGTCTCAAATAGCGCGATCTGCAAGCAACACTATATCGTTTTATGGGATCAGCATAACAGATGCTATTACTTTATTGACTGTGGTAGCGACTAGCGGGGTAAGAACATCAAGACGCATTTCAGTATCTATGTGATAATAGACAGGAGGCCATTATGTCATTATCCAAAGGTAAGAGTGAAAAGACCGTGAGTAAAAACATTTCCAAACTTGTTCATGAAGGGAAGCCTCGGAAGCAAGCAATTGCCATAGCTATGAGCGAAGCAGGCAAGCATGAGAAGAAGGAAAAACATCATTCATGATCGTCTTGGATTGACTTTTACAGGGTTTTGTGGGTATAATACCCTGTTTTATGAGGCCCGATTTGTGCAATAAAGCACTAAAATAAGGTAAAACGTTTACATAGAAGAGGTGCCACATGGATTGCGAAGAAGCTGTGCAAGCACTGGAATCTCAAGTTCAACAGGATCGCAAAAGTAATAATGATCAATTCACTACAATGAATCAAGAAATAAAGCGTATTGAGTTTATTTTGATTGGGGATAGGGGTCGGAATGGGGTGCGGGGGGATATGAAAAATCTTTCTGAATCCGTTGCTGATTTCACTAGGAATTTTCAGGAATACATGTATAAAGGACGTAGAGACACTTGTTATGGTGCCGAATTGGTTGCGACGTTACGGGCTGAATTAGATAAAAAAGAGAAAGAGAAGGAGGCTAACATGGCATTGGAGAAACAATTCCAACTAACAATGTTGGCTATGGCAAATGACATGAAGAAGGCTCGTCGCACGAATTTGGTGACCATTTTTGTTGCATTGATTACATTGGCGGGTGTGTTCGTTGGGAAGATTGTATGAATTTACTTTGGCAGCAAGATAAGGATATACTCATTGTCAATGATATTCCCTTTCTGGTTACCAATAAAATACGCAACGAATTGAATGGTCAGCGGAAATTACACGATCCAAAAGAAGTGGTGAAAGCGATAGTTCGCGGGATTTATGCTGGCCCATACATGCCTAGACCTTTCCCCAAAGGAAAGTGGAATATCACTCAGATAGAATACACGAACGATCCAGAATTTGCCCCAGTTAAGATCAAGACAGATGCCCACCAGCTTGTTCAGTTATGGGCGTTGGATGATAAAGGGGGCTATGATCATGGATTGACTGTATTGGTGGACGATTCTGGTTATGATTTGCATTGGAGTGAATTTTCTCGTACTACCTTGGGTTGTGGGAGAGTGGGGAATAACACTTCAAGACAAGTGATTGCCTTAGCATATATAATTGAGACGAAACTATGTACAGAAGCGGTGACACTGGAAGTTGCATAAGGAGTTATGATGCCCACAGGTAAAGAACGCATTGCAGAGATAGTTGCATTTTCAAAAATACACAGCGAGGAAGAAACTCTAAAAGAGTATATGCTTACATATGAAACATTGCATCGTTATTTCCGGGTTTTCAAACAATGCAGTAAAATTGCTGTTGTGGCGAGTACAAAGAAAACAGGTTTTGTGGATTGGCGGAAATGGAGTGCTATGTTGCAGAACCACCAAGCACTACATGAAAAAGCTTCGTGGTCGCAAGATAAAGCTACAATTGAATTGTCAACTACATATCCTTGTATAGTGTACAAGCCTATGTCTGATTTTCACTTGGGGTCGATAGGGACAAATTATGAATCCTTTATGAAGTTTACAGATTTATTTTTAGAAATTCCTTATTTGTATGGCAGTTTGATAGGGGATGAAACCGACAACTTTGTATCCTTCAAGAATCAATTGGCTGTACTGCAGCAAATAATGAGTCCTGAAGAGCAGGATATTTTCTTGGAATCGTGGTTGGCAGAAGTCATGGATAAAATGCTATTTGCTTCGTGGGGGAACCATGGGGCTTTTGAGGAGAGAGTTTCTGGCAAGAATGCCGGGAAGACGCTCCTGAACAGGCGTATGATTTATTTCAATGGTATTGGCGTGTGTACTTTGAAACTCAATGATCAAGTATACAAGATGGTCGCCACACACAAAACACCGCAGCATTCAACAATGAACTTGACGCATGGATTAAAGCAATTAGCCAGAAAGGAAATATCCGACGCAGACATTTACATTGAAGGGCACTATCATATACCTGCTATGGAGGTTGCATTTGAACGGGGCATGTATCAAATCTTTATGGTGCTGGGTACATTGAAACAAAATGATGGTTATGCAAAACGAGGTTTTAGTTATTTCACTGCAGATAAGGATGGTGCAATTGTAATTGATGCTACACAACATAGGATGATTCCGTTCCCCTGTTTAGATGATGCCCTAGAATATGCTAAATTGAGGAATGGGGAATAAAAATGAATACTGGTGCCCCTTATGGAATTATATACGCCATTACAAATTTGGTTAATGGTAAACGCTATGTGGGGCAAACTATTCAGGGGCTTGATGTACGCAAAAGACAGCATTTGAAAGATGCAAAGGCTTTACGTTATGATCTGCATCTCTATAGAGCTATTCGGAAATACGGAGAGGATGCTTTTAGTTGGGAAGTTTGTGACTATGCCTTTTCGCGGGAAGAGTTAAACCAGAAAGAAGTTTTCTACATAGAAAAGTACGGTGCTTTATGCCACAAGCATGGTTACAATTGTGCTTCTGGGGGTTCCAATGGTAATAATTTCGCTGGTAAAACCCCAGAAGAAAGGCAAGCAATAAACAAAAAGTTATCTTTCAAATCTTCACAGCAATGGGAAAGGTATAGCCCCGAACAGAAGCAATTGGTGGTCAATACCCTGAATGCCGCAATGAGATCATGGTGGGCTACTGCTACGGACGAAACCAAACTGCGGCGTAATTCAGCTCTGAGTAAATCACGTACAGGTATAAAACATACGCCCGAGCACCGCAGAAAATTGTCAGAAGCTAAAAAGGGTGTGCTGTGGCCTATGCAAAGACTTATAGATGTCGCCAAGGCTAAGGCTTATCCTGATATATCGAAGGATCAGTTTGTCCGTAGTACGGGGACTAAGAAACCACGTATTATAAGGCAGATAAAAAAGAGTGCTTCTAAGCGAGGGGATAATAATCCCATGAAAGGTAAGTTAGGGGAAAACAACCCTCGTAGTAAATGGATACATTGTACAGATTTGCGAACAGGAATATCACAAGACATATGTGGCCTGCAGGAAGCTAGTAGGAGGCTTCATATTCCTGCCACATATATTTGTCGTGTTGCCAAACATGGTTATGGTAGGCATAGTGTCTATGGGTATGCTTTCGTTTATTTGTAGGTTGCATGTTACGCATCGTATATTTAAGGGGGTTTGTATGAAGGTCGGTGGTAAGCCGTTCATGGTGACTAAGGGGAACGCTTTCTTGCTTTCCCTCATTACTTTGTTGCTTATATATATAGTTACACTATTGTTTGACGATACCACGTTGCATGTATTGATAGCTGCGATAGCCCCTCAGATTATAACTGCCATACAGGTAATCTCCGTGGGTTTCATAGGTTTGTCTGTGGCGGATAACGGTGTCAAGGGTAAATTCTTCAATCATGGTTTGGTTGAAGATAAGGAGAAGAAAGATTGTGTGGAAAAAGATATTTGATTTTGTTCGCGCTCGTTGGTTGCCTCTCACTGCCTGCGTACTCGCAGCAATCAGCATCGGCTTCTCCGTTAATGGTTCAGTCGAACGACGCTTACTTGAGCGAGACTTTGCAGTTATTCGCACAGACATTAGCGCAATTACAGAAGCGCAACGGCAACTCAATGACAACTATGGCAAGTCTACTGTTTACATGGACAGGATTGACAAGCGACTTGAGCAATATAATGCCGATTTTGCAAAACTTAGGGGACTCGTTGCCGGGATTGACAAGCGACTTTCAGCAGGTACGGGCGATATCGGAACAATCCAAAATAATCTTGGACTCGATGCAGTTGACTATGCAAACCTTACCAAACGACTTGAAGAATTTGCAAAAAGATACGGCATTGATCTTGGGGCAAAAAAACCTTGAGCTTTGGGTGTGGCGGGGCGTTGTATTGACTTTAGTGGCGGAACGTGCTTATCATGCTATAACTGGGAAGAACTTATTCTTCTTCTGAGAGGTGCAATATGAGTAATATAATTGTAAACAACCTTAGTGTGGCTGGTGCAAGTGCTGCTAATGATATTGGTGCTGCTGTTGGCGCAGATACGAACCATAAAATCCAGACTTTACTGGGGACGACTGATAATGAACTGTTGAAGCTTGAACAGGTGGTTGCATCTGGTATTGATGCTATTGCTAATGGTAGTGTATACAAACGAACTTTAATTGCAGAGGCAGAAAAGGTTACTGCAATAGTTGCATCTGGTATTGATGCTATTGCTAATGGTAGTGTATACAAACGAACTTTAATTGCAGAGGCAGAAAAGGTTACTGCAATAGTTGCATCTGGTATTGATGCTATTGCTAATGGTGGAGTATACAAACGAACTTTAATTGCAGAGGCAGAAAAGGTTACTGCAATAGTTGCATCTGGTATTGATGCTATTGCTGATGGTAGTGTATATAAACGTGTTTCGGCTTCAGGTTCTGTAGATGTAAATAATATAGTAGCCGCTTCGGGGGTAACTACCGGAGATAGGTTATTGACACTTGTGCGTGCAGCAACGACTGGTAACAAAGTGGCAGGATATCTACCTAAATATGCGAGTGTGGGTGGGGCAATTGCTTTGAATGTGGATGCTATTGCTTTCTCCGCCACTCAAGTAGCTTCTTCTGATCCCAATGCAATGGATGATTATGAAGAAGGGGCGTGGACACCTAGATTGTGGTTTGGGGCCACTGAAGTAGCGGCCTATACTAGCCAAATAGGAACTTACACTAAAAATGGGCGTCATGTATACATAAGTGGTTATATAGAAACGCTGACAAAGGGTGCTGGAACTGGGTCTGTGAGTATTACTGGGAATTCATTTTCAGCTACTTCGCGTAGTGAAGGACTTACATACTTCGATATTTTCTCTGGCAAACAAATGACTGGTTTAGTTACAGGTGGCGCTATACTTGCACGTATAGCTGTAAGTTCTATAGTAGACTTTTTTGTGCAAGGTACGACAGGGCATATAAATATGACAGAGGCTAAGTTTATTGATACATCACGGATAGAGTTTTCGCTAGAATTTGACGTATAAGGAGCACATTATGGATACTGTCATACAGATTAACCCGTTTGAGGTTCCGATAAATGGTAGTTTGATTGTTAAAAAGTTACTTGTCTTAAATGGTGAAATCCTTAAAACGAGTGTATGGAGGTGCCTTATTGATCCAAGTTTTGACTTTAGTTTGGCACTTCCCTGTCAATGGATAGGAGATGGGGGTAAAATTACTCCCGTGTCATTTGATGACTTCCCCGCTGAAAAAGCCTATATTCAAGCTAAGTGGGCTGAATTGAATTCCTAAGCCAGTTTGCTTGATCCGCTTTTAGTTCCACTTTGGAAATATCTTTGACAAGGGTGACCGTGAATATGCGGTCACTCTTTTCTATTATGTCAGGTGAGTGGCTGACTTGAACGATCTGCAGATTCAATTCCTTACTGATTTCCGAAAGAATATCGGCTGCTCTGGGTTGTAAGTCTCTGGAAAGGAAACGGAATCCTTCGTCGATGATGAGGGTGTTTTCGGTGCTTCCTAATGACCATGCAGCTATCCTGAGAGCAAAAGCTGCTACATCGACTACCCCGCCACCAGAAGCATCCATAGGGTTGATTTCAAAACCGTTCTTGGTGAATACTAATCGAGATTCCACCTTGTTGCGTTTGATTTCAAACTCGACATGGAACTCGTATTCATCAGGAAAGCAGGTCTGTAGGGCTGTGTTGACTACATCGTTGATCTGGAACACCAAAGCCTGCTGTGTGTCCTTCGCTACGTTCTGGATGATCACCTGAGCTTTCTCTATGGCAAGACTGCGGCGTTGATGTTGTTCGACCAAGGTAGTGAACTTAGTCTTGGCATCCTCCAAGGCATGTTTCTTTCCTATGGCTTGGTTGAGGATGGATGAGTAGAGTTCTATGTTCATATCAAGTTCCAGTTAGCCAGTCCAACCAGTTCTGCGAAATACTCCTCCGTCTCTTTATCTACGGCTACCATTTGTTCGTTGACCGAGACTTCCTTCGCTTGGGCTTCCTCAAGGGTATTGAGGTCGTAACGGGCCTTCCAATCCTTGGTGACTGTTTCCATTCCGCCTTCCGCCCGGGCTTTCTTCTGCTTGAGTTGCTCTACCTTGCTGGTGATGTTCGCCAGTGTTCTATCGTCCATTAGTTTGCTCCTTTCAGTTCTATGAAGATGTTCAGAACATCCTGATCGAGATTTCCTTCCAAGAGGAATTTATCCAAATTGTCGATAAAAGACAAGGACAACTTTCCATTTTTCTTTATGGTTTCAACGAAAGCTTTGATGCGGCTGTCTCGTTCTGCCTTCAGTACGAGGTGGTTGTCTGAGAGCAATGTATAATCAGTGGGGATATCAATCCACATGAACAGGTCAGCACCATAATCCACATAAGCAATTCTCGGTTGGTATTTGATCATATCGGCTGCCTGAATCATCATACAACCGGGATTGATGAGGTGGCGACTTCCTTCATGAACTTGGAAGGCTTCGTGGTAATCACCAACTAGAATAGTATTGTATTCCTTGTATTTGTCCAGCAAGTTCTTACCTGTTACAGCATTGGCACCAAATGGAATATCTTCTGCGGTTGGGAATGCTAAGGTATGGACAATAAGAATTTCGTCATTGAGTGCAACACTGTGTTCAAATCTACCCGCATTGTTGGATTCTTGGCATGTTAGGTAAACGATCTTGCTGGTATCCGTAGTTTGTGCGGATAAAGCCCCAATGGAACTATCCATGAGGTTTTCTTGCTTATGCCACGGCAAACAGTGGTTCCCTGCGATTATGTAGAACCTGCCCCTGAGCCTTTGGACAGTTCTTAGAAACATATTGCTGACTGCCGGGGCGACTCTTGGAGTGTTGTACAAATCCCCATTATGAATTATATCTGCATTATAGAAGTTGGCTTCGTCAACAATGAAATTGATAGCGTTTTCCTGCGCTTCCATCCACTGGCGGTCTGTACCAATGAAGCAGAGGGGTTTGTCCTCCCGCAAATGCCAATCGCTCGTATTGATGAATTTATCCATGAGAAGCTCCTACATGTTCCGCGAGATAGTCTGCTGATAGGGGTTGCCCACAAGAAGGGCATGTTGCAGGAAGTTGTGATTTCAATACAGCGAATTCTCCTTCGAAAGCATCCAATGTTTGTTGGTAGAGTTTGTATTCTTCAATGGATGCCCACAGATTACTGTGCATTAGCTTTAATCCTACCTTATTGGCTTGCAAACCACTGATTTTTTTGATCAGTTTTTCGGCATATGTCACACATGAGGCAGATTCAATGTCTTTCTGGTTGCGAATGAAATCATTCATAAGAGAGGCTAGATTATTTGCGGTGGTTCGTAAAGCATCCCGTCTTTTCTGTAAGGTTTCTAATGATCCCAACAGGAGTACAGCCTTGTCTATGAATTGAATGGATTGTAGGAACTTATCGAATTCTTTGTATGAGGAAATGGAATCGTGAAGGATGTGGTATTCTTGGAGATAGGTTTGCTGTCGAGTTTTGCAATCTTTTACATGTTCCAGTATGGTTATGGCTTTGTCAACCACAGAAGACTGTTCAATGATTTCAGCGTATTCCTGATATGCTTTGATGGATTGGCGCAGTTGTTCGTATTGCGCGAAGAGAGCCGTGGATCGTTCTTTGGCATCTTTGAGTTTTGCCATAAGTTCTTGCGCACGATCTACCCAATCATATTTGGCTAGATCATCTTCAGTGCTTTTTAAATTGGTGCGGGCTAATTCCAACTCACTTTTTGTTGCCCGCTTCTTACTTTCAATATCGGAAAGATAGGTGTCTATTGTGTCGAGGTGGACGATTCGATTGAAGAACTGAGCGACCTCTCCGGCAGTGCTTGCTAAGAGGAAGGGCATTTCCATTTGGGCTTGGATGTTCACGGTGGAGAAATTGAGAGCATCCTGTATTTCTTGGGGAACGGCCATTCCTATGGCTTCCAATTCTTTGCCATCCAAGATGTAGAGGTTTCGCTTGGCACCGCGCACTCTGGATACAACATGAGTATCGGTGGTCAAGGTAACAATGCAGTCTTCTTTCTGGTTGCCTTTTTCATCGCGCACGAAGTTGGATACGAAAGCTTCCCCCGAAGGACGATTGGTAATGACCCAGTTGATCGCCCTGAGTATGGATGTTTTCCCGTGGTTCGAAATTCCAATGATGCTATTTACACCGTTTGTTAAATCCAGATGGGTGTTTTTGTGGCTCTGGAAGTTCTGTATATCGACGGTTTTAAGCATCTTAGCTCCTAGATATTAAAGGCAAGCCTTGCGACCTGCCTTTAATATATCATATGTTCTGATTTGAGTCAAGCTAATCTACAATCTTTTTGAGTTCCCCAGTGGCAGATCGTACGTAGGAAGCTCCGCAGCAATGCTTCCACTTCTCGCCCGAACCACAAGGACACGGGGCGTTGCGTTCAACTTTGATGTCCGAGCGCATGGTAACTACTTTCTTGCTGGCTTGAGCGAATATTTCGGCCCAAGTCTTGCACAGGTCATCCCAAACCCATACTTCACTATACGCCCTCTCTGCTTTGGCCTGCGCTTCTTCAGGATGGGTGTATACATATTCCAGTTGATCGGCCAGAGAGAAGACGTTGATGGTTGGGCGAACTTGGTTGTTGTCAGCCGATCCAAGGCAGGTGAAATGGTCGAGGTCTTCCCCGGATTTGATGAACCAACCACGTTCCGAATTTTCCCCAATGATTTCATGGAGGCTGGTGTTGTCGGGGAAAATAGCGGGTTTGATGGTAGCGAAGGCTTCGGAAATACTCAGTCCCCATCCTTCGCCCAGAGTGCTGGAAATGACGACATCGGCAGCATTGTAGATTTTATTGACTACTGCAATAGGATAGCCTTGGTTGGCACCATAGCTTCCCGGGGCAGGACAAACCCAATCTTTGTCCCAAACCAAGCCATAACTCTTGGCAATTTCCATCAGATCGCCTCCCACATCCTGCGATTGTGCCAGAATGAACAGTAGGGTGTTGGGGTACTTTTCATGGAAAATCTTGAAGCCTGCAAATGTCCTGTGCAGGTCTTTTCTGGGCTGGTTGCGGTTTACATTGAGAACAACGTATTTCTGGCAGTGATCTGGCCCAAGGATTTCCCTCTTCAATTTGGCAGGTTCTCCTATGGGGAAGAAAATGTTTTTGTCTACTCCATGGTAAACGACTTTGAGGTTCTTGCTGAGTCCGGGGTCGTGTTTGAGGCATTCCTTGAAAGCGTAGTTGGTGTAAGTGACCGGGAATGAAATGGAAGATACCACGTTGTCTACCCATTCTTTCTTGAGAGGAGAATCGACAGGGAAGTACGTGATGATTTCGAATTTCTTGTCCTTGGGCATCTTCTGTTGTGCTTCAAGAAGGGGTTTTATAATAGCGTTGATGACGAAGGTGTCATTGAGGATGAACACGATATCGTAGCGCCCCATACCAGCGAACAACAGCATCTTTTGGAATCCATACACATCCGTGCGCATCTTGTCATCCCCAGAAAGAGGGGCAACTGCGGGAAAGATGCGATAGGGGTACTGAGTGGTGTCGTAAGGATCGCCCGCATGGTTGATCCCTATGATGTCGAATTCATACAGTCCCGTGGCATAAAGTCGCTTCAGGACATTGTTGGCGACCTGTCCGAAACCTGTTGCACAGGTGGGAGAATCAAGCCAGCACAGAACCTTAGTCTTCATTGTCTACTCCTTGTTCCTGAAATATTTTCCGAAGATTTCGGGATGGTCGTTGATGTAAGCGGGATAGTTTTGTGGGTTGCGAGGTACATACTGCATTACCTTTCTATATCCCCCACTCGCTCCCCAAGCAAATCCTTGTCCCATTTTCATGATCATAGTAGCCCTGTCTCGGGTTATCTCATTATCCATTTCCGTGTGTGGGTGCCCATGAAGATTAGCAAGTATTTTATCCACACCACCAAGATGGGAGAAATGTCATCCCGCATCGGTAATTCTGGTTCCTACAGGAATGAGGGGGCGATTGTTTGAATTGTGGTATTTCAGATGTTTGTATAGACAAGCCCCATCAAAATCATATTTAATTTCGGTGCAGAAAAAATCCATGTAGTAACTATACCAATCGGCAACGAATTGAACACTGGAATTTTCCATGTCTATTGTTTTCAATTGTTCCAGCGTAGAGGCTTTCCATATCACATCAGGAGAAGATAGGATGATGATGTCATTGGGAGCGCAATCTGCCAATCCAGTGAGATAATTCTTATGTCTGGCGAACAATAAATTCAGCCCGTACAATTCTGGATGATCGTTTGGGCCTACGATATGGAATATCTTGTCTTGAAATTCTTTGAATCTTTCTTTGTTCTCCTCATATTGCAGACGTTGTGGGATATGCCGTAAGGATGTTGGGAATTCCAATAGGACGAACCGATCCACTACTCCACTATGTTCGTGAAGTTTGGCATCCAAGAGGTCGAGTTCGTTCCAGAAGTAGAAACATTCGCAGATCATGTGTCAGACCTTTTTCGGCAACGTGCCCGCTGCGTAGGGATCGACAGATGTTTCATACCCGGGCAAGCCTCCCCAAATCTGTGCGTAAATCCAACCATGTGCTGGGAATGCTATATCATTTTTGCGTTTAAAGATAGGGTCTTCTTTGAGATAATGGCTACTTTTGTGGATAATAGTGGGGATTTTTGAATCAGATTGTGTTACATACCACCCTCTCAGGGTCATGATCCTGTAGAGGTGGTTATCCTGATAGTAGAAAGGGAAGAGATAGGGATCATGCCAGACATTTTCATCCACAAAGAAGCGTGGGTTATAAAGGGCGAATACTTGCCATCCAGCACCACCGAAGAGCATTCCCCATTTGGTTCCTTCTATCTCCTTGGCTTTATCGAGGATATCCTTCATTGCTCCGGGCAACAGTTCGGCATCGGTATGTAGGGTCATGGCGAACGGCTGATTGGTGTAGAAGGCATCCTTTACAACCCAATCTCCCATAATGGCGGGACTGAGTTTGATTCGATAGGGCATTTCGTAGATTTCAACTTCATCGGGAAAGTGGCATTGTCCACGGATGTCTTCCCCGGAATCATTGATCACTACGATTTTCTTACCTTTCCATGTAGAAAATTCCCTTATTTGGGGAACTACGGAATCAATGCATTTGTTCAGCAGTTCCATATTTCTGGCAAATGAGATGTAGATGCGGAAGTTGTAGGTCATATCACCCCCTTACAATACGGTTAAGGTTATCACAGACAAAATCAATGTCTTCCCTGACAAGGTTGTGCGCTGCAGGAAGCACAATTCCACGTTTCCAGAATTTGTAGGCTACGGGGTTTTCAAACCGCTGATCGTCTTTGTACATTGGGAAGCGGCTCATAGGGGGGAATCCCGGCCTGCAATGGACATTCAGGGTTTTCAATTCGGCAATGATTCGCGTATTGGATTTTCCGACATGATCATACAGCCAGATGGAAGGATACGTGTAGTTGGCAAAGGTTCCCGGTTTTTCATGCACCATATGGCAATATATGCTATCTTCCAAACGAGCTTTGTACCACGAATAGATTTTGCGTTTGTTGTCAATCAATTCGTCAATCCGCTGTAACTGGATGGTTGCCATAGCGGAAGGAAGGCTCCCAATGGTATACTGAAATCCTACTTCATCGCACCAGAAAGGGGCTTCGCTGTCTGTGCGTCCCATAGAAGAAAGAAGCAATGCACGATCATAGATTTCCTTATTATTGGTGATGAGCAGGCCACCTTCTTGGCTGATCGCTATTTTCGCTCCTTGGAAACTGATGCAGCCGACATCTCCAATGGTTCCGCATTTTTGACCGTAGTACAAGGAACCTAATGCGGGCGCGGCATCTTCGATGACACGAAGGTTGTATTTCTGTGCAATAGACATGATTTCCACCATATCTGCAGGAACTCCGAAATTGTGTACCATCATGATAGCTTTGGTTTGGGGAGTAATTGCCGCTTCGATAGCGTCAGGGGAGATACACAGTGTGACAGGATCAATATCCACAAAGATGCAGGTAGCACCCGTATAGGTGACGGCAAAGGCTGTGGCCGACCAACTGTGATCGGTGACAATCACTTCATCGCCCTTCTTCAATCCAATAGCGGCACAGGCAAGATGCAGGGCATGTGTTGCGCAGTGGGTGCCTATGGCATACTTGACACCAAAATACTTTCGGGCTTCCGCTTCGAAATTCTTGATGTACTTGTCGAAGATTTCGTAATGCCCGTCCCGGGCAGCTTCCAGTACGAAGTCTATCTCTTTGTCGGTAATCCATGGGCCTGCAAAACTGATCTTCTTGTTCATGTTGACTCCTTAATATGGCACATGTATACACCCCATTTATCTGTTTCGCTTGAATTTTTTGTAAGGTCTTCGTCCCAACGAATCTCCCCTGTCGGAAGTGTGTGCTTGAATAAAGGGATGTCCCTCATGATTTTGAAACCGCATCGTTGGTAGAGTTGTGTAGATTTTGTATTGTCTGCCATTGTCGAAAGATTGATGATCCTCAATTTTAGTTTATCATATCCATATTTTATTAAACAGTCCAGTGCATACGTCATCATAGGATATGGGGTTTTCTGACCCCTTAGAACACAATCTATTTCGGCAGTTCCATGTTCGAAATCAAATGAGGAGTATCCTATATGCCCTATCTGGTTTCCTTCATTATCAATGATCATGAACAGGATTCGGTCAGGTCGGAACAGTACAAGTTTATCCAACCATGCTGTCGTGTTGGCTTCGGTGATTTCGAATTGACTGGCTGATAATGAAGGGTTTGCCCTTCTCCAATCGCCCAGCAATTTTGGTAGCCACGGGCGACTATATTTGTAGTCATAGGTTATGGCTTCCAAATGCCCATATCCTACTCCTGCTTTATCCATTATCGGAATGTTTACACCGTATGCTTTGATGACGGAAAACATAGTTTTGATATACAATCGGTAATTCACATATTCTCCTTTGCCAAAAACAGCAGACCATCAAGGGTTTCTTCGCCAGTCATTGGGCGCACTAAACCAACCTGCCTATTCGTTAATGCTTCCAACACAGGAACCACAAATGGTAATTTGCGGCTTAGACCTCCTGCCACATATATAGTTGGGCATTGACACAAGGGGTCAACTGTCTCTATTCGATCAGTATATTGCTTTAGCCAACTTAATGCAATACCATGCATGAGATTATTGAGATTAAATTCTCCTTCCTTGATATGATATATGACACCCTGCCCAGAACCAACATCCAAACCTACTCCTATACTAGCGGCTAAAATATTCTTCGGTTCCAAGTCAGGCATACATTTCCAAAATAATTCTTCCCCTATGAACTTAGCGAAAACATTTAATGCTCTTCCACAAGGAATGTGCGTGATTGCGGAAAAACATTCATTTCTCGCACCAAGGCGAAGTTCCGTAAAAGGAGAGCCTATCTGCTGAGGCGTTATGATTTGCGATCCTGTTCCCAAGTTAATAAGGATGTTATGATTTATTTGCACTGATCCAGCAATTGCGGCTTGCAAATCTCCTATACCACCATAAACAGGAATTCCGCGAATCAATCCTAGACGAGTGCCAAGAGGGACTATGGGAGAGGATTTGATCTGACTACATTTAATGCCCATCATGTGGAATAGATATGGGGCATACGCCTGTGAGTGTAGCCCGTACAATCCTGTGCCTAATAGCATAGTAGCATTTGCTGCAGCTACATCATTACCATATTCAATCAACAACCAGTCAATTAAAGAACACATACGGAATGTTTCGGGTAGCTGTTTATGTTTGCACATATACCTTATTGTGAGAATTGGTAATCCTTGATGTACGGTCATTCCAGTTATGTTTTTAAATATGGATGCGTCGATTCCTTTAGTGGAACCACGAGAATCTTTCCAACTGATGTAGTTGGTAATGGGATGGTTGTCGCCATCCAAAAGAATTACTCCGTGCATTTCGGAACACAACCACATTCGATCTATGCCAAATGGTTGTGCCTGTTCTATAATAGCATTTAAAATAGGGATGTATGCATAAGGGTCTACCTCGACTTTACCTTTAGGAAGGTACATAGGTTGAGGAGTCTCAAATTCGCAAGACATGTGTATTTCTTCTTTATGTGCGGAATACAAGCAGGCTTTGATTCTACTAGCGCCCAAATCCAACAATAATACATTCATTCCGGCACTCCTAAACGGCACAAAACATAATTCCATGCTTGGCGTAATTCAATCATTGTGGCCTCATTAAATTCTACATCATCAATATGCATTTCTCCGAATCCATAAAACATAGGCATTTTGATAATACTTCCGACAGCTTTTTTGTCTTGGAGAATAAACGGAACCAGCATATCCGCTGTAATAGTTCGTAACATGTTCGTTTTTTGTTCGGGAACGAGGGCACAACCCAGTTCAATGATCATGTCTTGATGATTAGAAGGGCACTGTTTTAATCTGGTACTCAATTCTGTTTCTACCATAATGCCTATTGTCACAGCAATACCGTGGGGAATTTCATATCGAGTTGCGGCTTCCAGAGCATGACCGATTGTGTGCCCGTAATTCATTACTTTACGAACGTTTGTTTCAAATTCGTCATATTCAATGATGGATTTCTTGACAGATAATGCATATGAAATAATGCGTTCCAGAGCAACAAAATCAGTTTCTTTTATCACATATCTGGCGTGTCGGTCAAACATTTTAAAAAGTTCATATCCTCCCGTAATACTCAGTCGGAAAGCTTCTCCTAAACCTGAGTATATGGCATTCATAGGTAGTGTGTCTAAAAAATATGGGCAGATAATCACTTCTGAAGGGGCGGAAAACAGGCCCAGTAGATTTTTGTTAGCCCCAATATTGAGGGCTGTTTTGCCACCAATGCAACTGTCTGTTTGGGAAAGCAAGGTGGTGGGTACAAACACCCACGGAATACCTCGTTTGTAAATAGCACATGCAAATGCTCCAAGGTCTTGAGTGATACCCCCGCCAATGACGTATACAGTTGATCCCTTGGTCACCTTATGTTTATTGAAGAAATGCATGATGTCCAACACCGAATCGAGATTTTTATTCTGTTCCTTTGATTCTATAAGGAACGTGGGGATTTTATCGAAAGGTAGTAAGGTATTATATCTATCGTAGATGAAAGAATCAACCAGAATGACGGGGTGGGCGCGAGAAATTATGTCTGTAGTAATTCGCGGAATCATGTTTTGAATAGGGAGTATTTGCACCTTGTATTCTTTTGGAATGGATGCAATGGGACTGAGGCAATCATGGTCTACCGGGAACTCTACATCATCCACTTGAAACGTCATTTCTGGAAACCCCCGGCTGAATAGCCACCGTCTACAACGATATTCTGTCCTGTGATATAATATCCATTGTAGGCTAGAAAAGCAACTACTTCGGCAATATCTTCCGGGGTTCCCAGTCGCTTTAAAGGGATGCGAGAGATAATATCCGCTAAGGTTTCGGGATCGTTATTCTGGCGTGTCAGTCCAGTGTCAATATATCCCGGGGATACCATATTAACTGTTACCCCATAAGGGGCCAATTCCAAAGCCAGTTCCTGTACAGCCCCGAATAATGAATGCTTCGCCATGACATAAGGTAAGCGGTTCTTTCGCGCAATCTCGCTATATAAAGAACCGATAACTATAATGCGTCCATGTTTGCGTTGTTTCCAGTAGGGGAGGCATTTTTGTACAGTCTGCAAGAATCCGAGTACGTTGGCTTCCCAAGAATACTGGAATTCAAAATAATCGATATCTTCAATGGGAAGCACCTTGTTATAGCCTGCTGCATGAATAATGGTGTCGAAATCGTTGCCGTTTTTATTGAAAAAGCTTTCTATCTCTGAAGGCTCCTGTAGGCGAAAATCTGCGCTGCCTACGGCTTGGATATCCGCACCAAGAAAGGTTTCGAGTTTAGAACAAATACTACTGCCGATGTCTCCTGTTCCACCAAGAATAAGTGTCCGCATTAGAGTCCCCTTTGCATTATTAGTGCCCTAAGTTGCTCGTTGTCTCGATACACACCCCCCACATGTCCAAGCATGAGGGGTTCATTGGCTTTGATAGGATTGACTAAGACTTCATTATTGACCAACTCCCTACAGGAAAGCTGACCTTTCAGCAAGGGAATTGCCAAGTAGAAATCATCGGTCATTTTTTCATTGGAGAATTCATATCCGGGTTCCAAGTCCCGTTTCGCGTAAACACCACGAACTAAAGCATCCAGATACTTCGTTTCCTTTTGTGGGATGAAACGCCGGGATATATTTTTCCCACCACACATTTCCCTAGCTTTATGGAAAGCCTTGAACCATACATCTATCTGCGCAGGCATGGAACAATAGGGAGAGGGTGTGACATCATCGGTAATAATGTCAACATGCCGTTCCCATGTACGGGCACCCTTGGCATAGGAAATCAACATGGAAGCCGCCCAATCATGGTATTCATGGGTGGATAGGCCAATAACATGCCCGGGATGCCGCTGTTTGAGATAGTCGATCTGATCCAAGTCCAATTCCCAATCTTCCGAAGGATAGAGCGAAACGCAGTGGTTGATGGCAATGGGAATGCTACGGTTATCGAAGAAATCTACTATCGCATCAAGGTCTTTTTCCGAAGCTCCACCCGTAGACACTATAACAGGTAACCGTGTTGAAGCTATTTTCTTGAGCAGGAACCAGTCGTTGATATCGGAACTGGCGATCTTGATGATATCCATTCCCAAAGACACGCACAGATCAACGGAATTTTCATCAAATGGGGTTGCCATAGGGATTGCCCCGACCCTTCGAATAGCCTGTACCAAAGTACCGTATTCTGCTGTGGTGAGTCGGGTATCTTCCGTTTTCTTGATGTATCGAATATCTTTGTTACCCTTGAATTTTTCATGAACGAAATGATCTACATCCCTGAATTGAAGTTTGATGGCGGCTTTGACATTGTTGTAGTGAATGATGGGGGCGAATTGATTGATGATAGCCAGTCCTCGTTCTACACTACCAAGATGGTTGTTTGCCATTTCCAACACAAAGAGGTTTTCAAACGGGTTTTTCATTCTTCCCTCCTATCATATTCGCGTCAATTTCTTCTTGGGGAAGAAACGGGTACATGTTTTCGAATGATGGAGCTACTATCGTACCATCTTCCAGCATCTTTGGTGCTAGTTTAGGCTCGAAAGAATAGTCCTTTTGGAGCATTACTTCAAAGATAATCGGGCCTTTTATGTCCATTTTTGTCCAATATGCGACATCTTTATGGTTGTACAATTTAATATACGTAATGCCGTAAGCTTGGGCAATACTTTCCAAACGAGGAAATGTAATCCCACTAGCAGGATCGCAGCCTGCGCGTCTATGAAAGAAATTATCTTGGGTTTGTTTGATCGAAGAAAAGCCGTCATTATTGAGATAGAATATGGTAACGTTCAGTTTATGCTGGACAATGGTTTGGAGTTCCTGAATATTGAGTTGAAAACTACCATCTCCATCGAAACACCACACAGGACGCTTCGTTGCTATAGATGCCCCTATTGCTGCAGGAAGTGCATACCCCATTGCAGCACAACCAGAATTCCAGAAGTAGCGGGATGCATTTGTAACCACGCCTGCTTGGAATAACCCTACACAGGCACTACCATTTCCTGCCACCCCAATCGTAAGAGGTTTTATATTCTTGGTAGCTTTATTGAAAAAAGTGTACAAGTTGATCCCATCCGAATCATCGGAAAACTTCTTTTGCATGATGGGGTATTTTTCTTTGAGCTTCTGGCACCATGCCAACCATTCTGTATGTTTGGCTAAAGGTTGCAGGAACATATGGTTTAATGCCCCAGTCAAGAAAGATTTCACATCGGCATGAAATTGATGTTGTATATGGATGGTGGGTTTTTGCAATTCCCAATTATCTATATCAATGCACATCTTAATAGCATTGGGAGCGAAGTTTTCCCATTTGTAACTGACTTGCCGAATGTTGTTTCGGCTTCCAAGAATGAGAATGACATCAGCATTCTGCAATATGAAATTGGCAGCACGATGACCTAAGTTGGTGATGTTACCCATGTGGCACCAATGTTTGGATGTCAACAGATCAAATCCATTAAATGTAGTAACGACAGGTATATTTGCAAAGGATGCGAAACTTTTAAATGCGGCGCAGGCTTTGGCTATCCGTATTCCATGCCCCGCTATAATCAATGGTCTTTTTGCTTTGTTGATCATACTAAGAATGAATTCGATATGTTCGTTCGGCATGTCTTTGGGAGGGAGCGGTTCATAATGGATACTGGCAGGTTTGAATTCCGCACCCTGTACATTTAATGGGACGTTCAACCAAACAGGCCCGGGTCGCCCAGCATGTGCTGACCACCATGCCTTCTCAATATTCCATTCAAGATATTTATCATTCTCTAAGGTTTTAGCCATCTTAGTCAACGGTTTGACTACATCAATTATATGGACTTCCTGATCACCCAGTTGGCGCAGTTCTCTCCGACCTGTGCCCTCGACAGTGGTAAGTTCATTCACTTGTCCCGATACATAAATGACTGGGATAGAATCTGTCCATTGTCCCATAACCCCCGTAAGGGTATTCAATCCGCCCGGGCCTGTAGTCACCACTACACAGGCTGTCTTGCCACTGGCTCTCTGATAGCCCTCTGCGGCAATGGAGCATGCCTGTTCATGGTGCATATAGGTGACATTGATCCCCGAAGTATTGGCGAAAGCATCATTGAGATGCATCGCTCCCCCACCAACAACGGAGAATACTTGAGTGATCCCTAATTCATGAAGTTTTTGGGCGATGTATTCCGCGATTTTCATTCCTGCCCCTCATTCATATAAGCATTGATTTCGAATTCATTCAAGGCTTCTGCACTATGCCCCATCATGTAATTTCTGTACCACTCTGCCGTTCGGCGCACCATTTCCTGCATATCATATTTGGGTGTCCACTGCAACACATCGTGAGACTTTCTGCTGTTCAATTTAAGAGTGTTGGTTTCATAATATAATCTGGAATTGATACGGGCAATATCTATAGGATGATCAAAATATTTGTTCATTTCTTTAACAATCCATTCTACAGAACGGCTTTCGAATTCATTGGATGCAAAATTCCACGCGCCTGTATAGGCGTCGTTATTATATAATTTTTCGCACAACAGCAAATAGCCGCATAAGCAATCCAGTATGTATTGCCAAGGACGGATAGCTGTGGCATTGATTTCCAGAGGGGTGTTTTCCAATTGGGCAAAATAGTAGTTAGGAATTATTCTGGAACGCTTAAAATCCCCACCCCCGATTACATTTCCAGCCCGGACAGTGACGATAGGTAACTTAAATGTTTTCTGGTACACCTTGCTGATATGTTCGGAACAGACTTTGCTTACAGCATACATTTCCAAACCGCCCAAAGGATCGGTTTCTTCACACCCTCGTTCTGCCCCAACAACATGATATACTTTATCGGTTGTTACATTGACGATGGCTTTCACACTACTCCACATATTGTGGATTTTCAGAATTTGCAGTAGCGTAGTTGTGCCCATTGCGTTGGTTCTGATAGCTTCCATAGGATTCTCGAAAGCTTCCTGTACTGTACTGACTGCTGCCATATGGATGACAATTTCGGGGTCGAATTTGAAAATGATGTTTTTCATGGCTTCGTAATCGCAGATATCTATAGTTTCATTGGTTTCAACTATAGCACCAAGCTTGCTAAGCCATTGAACCATCCACCTGCCTTTGAAGCCTTCAGCACCAGTGACGAGTACCCGCTTCCCTTCCCAGAATTTCGGATTAGGCAGTTTCATAATAGCCCCCTAAGAGTCATAGGATGTAGAATATTGGAAACATATTCTCCACTACCCAAAATAACATGCAGGTTATTTTCTTCGTTGTATGCTTCAGTGAGCCACGATTCCCAATTTCTGTCCAGCATTTGCACAAAGTTGATATCGCTTCCGCGCCTCAAAAATCGTGCGAGGTATTCAGCCTTTAAGGATAATTCAGGCAGTACCATGAGTACAGGGATACCCTTAGTGTTTAGCTTGTGTAGGGATAAGGGGTTTGTACTAATAAATATGAACTGTTTGACCCCAATAAAAACTTCTATTGCGCGGACATAATTACGAGGGAAGTCAGGGGTTTGATATTTCCAGCACTCGCGTTCTATTGAGGAATGGGGGTGGTTGATAGTGAAGTCAGTCTTACCCGTACCGCAGAAAGCTGAGATTATGAAGCTGCCATGGTATCGCAAATGGGTGTACTGGGTTATATCGAATGTCGAAGAAGGTATGTTCATAGCACCTCCACCAAAGACTTCGCAAGATAATCTATTTGTTCGGGGCTGAGTCCATGCCACACCCCCGTCCAGAACATTTGATCCATGACCAAATCCGTGTTGTACAAATCCCCCACCTGTCTGTATTTCACTGTACTATTCTTAGTAAAGCAAGGTTGTTTTATTATATTCCCAGCAAACAATGTGCGAGTTTCAATTCCCCGTTCAGATAGTTGATTTACTATGTCACGCCTGATTAGATAATTTGGCAATAGGATTGGGAAGCCAAACCACGCAGGATAGGAAGAGGCATACGCTTCCATCATACCGACCCGGGTATTCCGAAGAGCATATTTCAACACTTCAAAGTTATCTCTCCTGCGCTTACTGAATTCCTCGATGTGCTTCATTTGGGAACATCCCAGAGCAGCCAGCAGATTTGTACCCTGAAGGTTGTAGCCAAAGTTAGAGAATACATACTTGTGGTCATACCCGAAAGGCAACTTTCCGTGTTGCTGTGTAAAACGACGCCCACAAACATCATCCTGATTAGGTGGGCACACGCATTCCTTGCCCCACCCGCGCATGGAACGGATAATCTTGGCAATCAGTGGGTCAGAAGTCAGTACAGCCCCGCCTTGCCCCGTTGTGATGTGGTGTGCGGGATAGAAGGAATAGGTAGATACATCTCCGAAGGAGCCACACTTCTGATGATCATACTCGCTACCAAGAGCGTCACAAGCATCTTCGATCAAAAACAAGTTGTGACGAGTGCAAAAATCCTTTACTGTCTTTACGGCAAAGGGGTTCCCAAGAGTGTGCGCAATGAACACACCCCTAGTTCTGGATGATCTGGCTTCTTCCAAATATGAAATGTCTATGTTGTACGTGTCCCGATCAATATCCACGAATACGGGGACACACCCGTACTGGACAATGGGGGCCACAGTTGTAGGGAATCCGGCAGCCAAAGTAATGATTTCATCCCCCGGCTGGACTCGCCATTTCTCGTACATGTCGGGGGATGTGAAAGCCGCGAAAGCCAATAGATTTGCGCTTGATCCAGAGTTCACAAAGAATGCATGAGAAACCCCGGTATACTTTGCCAGCATCTTTTCAAACTTGACATTATATGAACCATAGGTTATTTCCTCGCCACTATTGATACAGTCGATGAGGGCTTGCTTGTCTTCTTCGGTAAAGACTTTTCCGGTTACGGGGACTCTCATGCATCACTCCTTAGCTCTGATTTGCCTTGACAAGTTTATACAGGGAATGGAAGAACAGGAAATCCCAGTTCAGTTCATACTCTGATTTCGAAAAATACAGCAAGCCACCGTAGAAATTTCCACCACATATAGTACAGAAATCCAATCCAATGGTTCGCCAATCTTGAGATACTGAAAACCCGAATAAGGTGAACATCATTTCGGCCTCCTTTTGGCATCTTCATTATGCCGTTTGAAACTGTCCTTATCATACCTGAAATACTGCTCCACGATCTTTGCTATCTTTTCGAACATCTCGGATATATTCCGTAGCTGTAATAGTACATGACTATAATGATGACAGACATAACACAGCACCTGCAAATCCCCCGGTTGTTCGTTGGGGATGTTGTCGTAGGTCGTATGGTGAACCGAGAATCGCAATTTCTTCCATGCATTTTTTCTCGGCAAATGTTTCCATCGTTTCCTATGACACATTTCACAGGTACAGGCTTTATCATCCAGTAAGGTAGCCGACTTCTTCTTCCAGTACGGGCTGGCCTCGTACTCCTTTATGGTGTACGGGGCCGGGGGAGGAGCATGCACTTTTGCCACACGCATCATGCATCCTCATACTTGAAAGGGCGTTGGACTGCGATTTCCGCCTCTATAGCCTCCCACTTTTCGATTGCACGATTCCGCAGTTCTTCCTTGAGCCTCTTCTGTTCAATGTATGTGACCAACACATCCCTGACCATTGGCTCCTCGTTATCCCACTGTAGCTTTCCTGCTTTCTTGTCCTTCATTTCTCCTTCGGGGGTGCGGAGATTGTATAGGAAGTCAATGTTCTGGCCTATGTCATCAACTCCGTATTCGAAGAAGATGGGGATCAGGCATTCCCTGAAGGGACGAGGGTGACGGGTCTTTTCTGCGACAACCTTGATCACGACACCGATTGCGCGATCCTTGACCTCTATTCTCTGCTTCAACTGACTGTAAACCCGCACAGTCTCGTAAAAAGTTGCTGCGCGGCCACCACCTAACTTGTTCTTCTTGGCGAAACCAAAAGCATTTACGTTGTCGCGCTCCTGAGAGATGACATAGAGCAACACATTTTTCTTTGCCAGATCAATAGATAACCCACGGAAGAATTCTTGGGACAGGAACTTGGCGGAAGCCATTCCGTAGGAGCCTGCGTCGAATTCCTTGCCTTTCAAGTGCATGGCATAGCGTTCATCCTTGCGCTCTTCCATTTCGTCGGAGCTAAGGCTGTCCAGTGAATCCAACCCGTAAATTCCGCACTCATCATCTTTAAGACTGTTGCAGAAATCTCTCAGGTTGTTATACCACTCTTCAACCGTCCTAGAACGGACAACCTTGGCGGGGTCTTTGGGGATGATATCGAATCCATAAAGCTTCATGGAATCGAACTTATTTCCGGCTTCAGGATCGTCATAGACCCACTTGAACTTGTCCTTGAAGCGGTAGTGGTTGGCCGATATAGCCTCGCACAGTTTGAATGATTTGGATGACGAGGTATTGCCCCAATCCCGTACAATGTCCCCGGCACGATAACCCATACCGAATTGCATAGGATTCAGTTTCTCGCCACCACCTACAACAAGATCAAGCAAGGTGCTACCTGTCGTAAAGAACAAAGGCTTCTTAGCCTCTTCAGTTGGTGCCATCAATGACTCCTCTATGTTCCGTAGTTGTTTGGTATTCATAATGATAAAGGGGGGGCTTTATAGCCCCCCTTTCCTTCCTCACGGAGAGGCTTTTGCGCAGGGTTTCCAGTTCGGGCACCCATCGCAATCTTTTGGGAACTTGTCATTGTCGATACCGAAATCGTGACCCTTGGGACAGGGATTGTCGGCCTTCGGGGGAACCTGTGTGGCCTGTACGGAATCTACGTCGGGTTGGGGGGCGGTGCGAGGCTCGGTTGCGTCTGCCCTGACGTATTCGGTATTTTCTTCATCTCCCGGTTCGCCAGTATCCTCTACCGTTCCTATCATACCACCAGCCATGATGGTTTCCAGTTCCTCGTAGGTGTAAACCTGCAGTACCTCGTCGAAGGACACTGCCTGTGCCACGTACTTTTCGAGGTTTTCCATTCGCTTCTTGAACACCAGAGATTCGCAGGCAGTGCAGGAATTGGTTCCCAACAGCTGTTTCTTGCCACGGAATTCAACAGTCCACCCATTGGTGGGATCAGCAAAGTCCGTGCGGGAGCCGTCTTTGTTGCCATTGTATGCCTGATCGATCAACTTGGCTTCGAAGAGGTAGTGGCTGTACTGGAAGACCTGCAAACCCTTCTCGGGATGGTCATGGTCGATGACATTGTAGTAGCAGATACGCTTGGCCTTCGTGTTGTCGAAAGCCTGCTTGTCACCTCCTTCCTTGTAATGCTCGGCAGCTTCGCACAGGGGGCAAGCCTTTCCGTAGTTGTTCTTGAGACAGACAACGGTAAGTTCCCCGGGGCCGACATTCCTGTGAACCCACACATCGAGATGGTAGTCCACGCCGCCAATCCGCTTCTTTCCCTGAGCGACCTTGGGATGGTTCGCGGACTTGATCACGAACGGAATGATATCCAACGAGGGGAAATCCCCGTCCTTCACGGTAAAGAATACGACCTTGGAACCACTCTTGCTCTTGTTGAAGTTCAAGACTCCCTTGGAAACCGTGTTTCTCGTATTGTACGAATCATCATAATCCGCACCAAAATCATACTTGCTAGGCATCCTCATACTCCTTGGGCTTGAGAACCTTTAAGATTCTCAGCTATCCGTCCAGTCATTTGTTCACCGAATTCCTCTCTCTGACCTTCGGTGATATTGCTACGGTTGTTGTAATACTGATTGACATGCAATTTCGTCAGATTAGCCAAGCTGTCTTTCCGCTGATCCAACGTATTCATCGCATTATAGCAGGTGTTCAGGGTGAATTCTGCCTGCCTGAGTATTTCCGTAGCGTTCAAAACTTCCGTATCCATGTTGACAAGATCGGTCAGCAACTTGTCGGTGGTCTTGCCCACCAAATCTTCCGGGGGGTTGCGCTTGTAGAAAAGAATCCTTTGGGACATGATTTGCCGCAACCTGTCCGCTGCCTGATCTTTGGCTCTGCGCAAAGCAGGCAGTTCCGATGTCCAGTAAGCGTACATTTCTGCTTGGACAGCGTTTTCATCATCCAGACTGAACTTGTCAATCTTACAGTCTTGCCGAAAATCAGTCCCAAAAGTTCTCATTACTCTGCCTCTTCCTCGACAGGAACGGCTTCATCTTCGGGGGGCGGAACAACCACCGTAGCGGGGTCTGCATCTACCGGAGCTACAGGCTCATCGGGCTTGGCTTCCGGCAGTACCAGTTCGCCTGTGGAAATGTCCACACCAGCGGGCTGATGGATGTCGAACTTGTACAGTTCCTGCAGTCTGCCCCAGACATTGTTGCGCCTCTGTCCGATTTCCGCCAGAAGGGAATGGATAGCGGCGTTTTCCGCATCCAGCTTCCTCAGTTCCTCGACCAGAGCATCTTCTTCGATCCTAATCCGCTTCATTCGTCCACTCCTTCGGCGTCTTGTGTCTCAAGATCACCTATATCGTCAAAATCGTCATCGAACTCATTATCGCTTGAATCTTCATCTTCGTCAATAGGGTCATCATTGGGATCGTAGCATTCTGGGCAAATAAGTCTTTTAGCATCCCACCCATCCAGTGTCAAGGATTCCACTATTGCCGCTTCCGGCGTAGTCCCCTCATCACCACTGAAAGTAATCTCATGGCTACGATTGCATTTGGTGCAGGTAGGTTTTGCCAGTCCTTCGAAGCAATATGGTATATCCATACCATCCTACCGTTTCTTCCCGCCCAAGGGCGCAGGCAGTTGGGAAATTTCCCAGAAGGTATACCAGACACGCACAAGATTGTCGTATCGTACCTTCGAATTGTTAGCCACGCAATCCTGTGCATACGCAAGGCTTTCTTCCTTCGAAAGATATGCATTGGTATCGAACATATCCATCACAAGTTTTCGCATCGCTGCCATTGCGGTAAGCATATTGCTTCTCCGCATTTCTATGGACAGATCGTGGTTTGTAGCCTGCATTGCCTTGTCAAATTCCTGAATGAAATGGAAGTCTTTGTTCTCAGGTTCACCAGCCATTGGGGTACTCCTTGTTTTCATAGTATACTGACATTCCTAGTGCTTCGGCAACATGTTTTTCCAAAAGAGCGCCTCGACTTCCTTCCCAACCACGAAGCATATAGATGGCATCCATTTTCAACAGAACATTGATGTCGTCAGTGAGGTAGCCACGATAGGCTTCTGCGGTTATCTCCGTACCATCCGGGGGAAGATCGGTGATGTCGCATGGGGTATAGGGTTTGAATCCCATCTTCTTGACATCATCCTTGGCTTTCACGAAAGCATCTTTGTTCCAATTAGGGTATCCCGTCATTGGCCCGGAGATATACATTTTCTTTTCTTTCAAGACATAGAATGGCAGTGTTTTTAAATACTCATAGACTTGTTTCTTCAGATCATACAGCGTTCCATCATTGCAAATGGAATAATCTACAGGAATGCTCATGATTTCTGCTTCGGAAGCATGGGTCATATTGACCGGGGCAGTATCACGAACCACCCGAACAATCGAACAGGGCTGTCCGCTTTCTCGTAACATCTTCGCTTCATGAAGGAATCGTACATCGGTAATGACGTTGATAGCATCATGCGGGCAATCGGCAAGAGTTCTTTTTACCCATAGAGCGCGTCCCGTTTTCTCAGCAAATTCAGGGCACTTCTCGGGCAACATGATCTGGGCAAATTCTGTGCCGATCAATTGTAACACCAATCGTGGAGTGATCCCATACAAGGGATCAACCTTGTCCTTATTCAATTCAAGATGCATTGGAGTCCATCCGAACATAGCCTCTACTGCGCGTTTCATGGGAGCCGCAAATGAATGTCTGACCACAATTCCTAAATGTTCAGTGTTCGCAATATCTTGAATGAAATTACCTATTGTATCCTTACCATGTCTCATCGGGCCACAAATTCCTATGATCATTTATTCCTCCGTGAATGAAAGTTTTACTTCATCGCCCATATCAGCCCACGTACCATCTATACTACTACTTTCACATTTCATTGTCAAGGGAACATCTACCCAAGGCCAAATCTTCGGAATCCGGTGGGTAATGAAATCCCAGACTAAGTAGTCGATCTTTTCTTCCTCTTCAGGAACCAAATCTAATAGCAAACTATCATGGATTTCCGCAATTATAGAAGTGTGCCACCCCCTTGCTTCGATTTGATCCTGCAGATAATTCTGCAGCAGTAGCAGCACATGCGCCGCATCCCCTTGGGGGGGTGAGTTGAATGTGTTGTTGCGTGACATTGGCCCGTAACAACGGAATCCTGAGAACTGTTCAATAAATCCCCGTTGCTTATATGTGTTGAAAACCCACTTGCGCCATTCTGCATACTTGAGAAACCGCTTCTCCCAGAAATCAATCTCTACTTGCTGGACATGCTTTTCAAATTTCTTGTAGTTGTCCAACCCTACGGATTTGAAATGCCCCATTAAACCCAATTCTTTGGCGTCTTCCCACAGATTTACCGACATAACTACGTAATATGATCCATATTGCATGGCAAAGGTTCCGTCACCCTTGATAGCCCTACGAATCTTTTTTGTCATTTGCTCTGGTTTCAGTATAAACATATCCATAGCAACTTCAGAATGAAAATCTTTGCTTTCATCCATGATGTAGCTGATCATGTTCGGATCGTGGTGGTGACAGGCAGCTATGACTACTTCCAGCCCTGAGAAGTCATACTCCTTTAGCTTTCTCCCCAAGGACGCAGTAATGAATGACCGCACTATCTGCTTGGTATCCTCATCTCTTTTGGGCGTGTTCTGAATGTTGGGGTTGCCTGCACCCGTTCTATGGGTCTTGACACGATGCAGATAGAACCATGGATAAACCTTTCCATCTACCACTTCGCGCTCGTACTGCAGAATATAGGTGCTGTAAACTTTTGCGACTTCCCGGTACTCTATGATTGCGTCAATCAATGGAATTTTGTACTTGGGCAGATTGTTTTTATCGACAGAGGGTATAGGATCGGCACCTTCTGTATAGGCTTTCGGTTTGATCTTCATGATATCGAACAGAAGGTGGGCTAATTGCTGTGGTGCATCCGGGTTGAATGCTTCTTCTCCATCCCATTTCTTCACATCTTCTGATTGCATAATTGTCGCAGCAAGACTGTCTACTTGCAGCTTTAACTCAGCTTTTTGCTTTTCTAATTGCGCCATATTGACAGAAACGCCATTAAAACTGGTCTTAGCTAGTGTCTGGGCTGTCTTTACGAAGAACTTGAACCCCCGCATCATGAAGTCGTCGAGTAGCCCTTCCTGATGTTCATAGAGCTTGAAGGTGAATAAGGAGTCCAAGGCATTATAATGGAGACGTTTGGTTTCGTCTATGTCTGGATTGAGCATATCATTAAAAGCATTGTTTCCGTATTTTAATTCTTCTGCTTCGGATGATTTAATATACGGGTCAATGTAATCGTCGTATCCAATGATACCGAAAGTCAAATACGTCAGCAACTTCAAGCCGACACCAGCTTGATTATGTAGGCAGTGCTGCCCGAGCATAGTATCCCAAAACCAATTCTTAGGCCAATAGCCTAGAAGCACCCGTGTCCATATTGCTTCGAATTGTAGGTTATGGCTTATTTTCCTACAGTTACTCAGCAAGAACCGCTTGACAGCAGCCGTGAATGCTTCCGATTTGAAGAACGGAAAGCTATAGGAAAACATCCCATCACTGAGGGACATGTCGGTGATAGTGTGCCCTTTTCGTTGAGGTTTTATTCCAGTGGTTTCATAATCAAATGCTGCTTTATCCCATGAACACGCTTTATCCAGTATCTCAATTGCTTCCTTTTCCGAATGCAATTCGATGCAATGATCATCATAAGAAGCTTCATAGAATGCTTGGGGATTGCAAGCCGTTCTAAGGTGATTCTGCCACATTTTCATGACAGAGGGATCACGTTTGTAGAGAGGAGGGCTTACATAATTGTCACTGTACTTCTTGGTTTCCAGCAGATAATCGGGGTGCCAGACAGTGGTAATGAAAGTCTTGTATTCCTGATCCGGTACGGTGAACCCCACAAAGTCTGTCCACGGTGTCCCGGTCAATCTTCCCGATATCTTGGGGTAGATGAGGGAATGAAAGGGTGTTTCCCCTAGAAGAATAATCGACTTCGGCTTTAGATTCTTGATAACCGAAAGAAGTCTCGGGACACAGTATCCGGCTTCCTTGCTGGTGGGTGTTTTCCCGGCGCAATTCACAGCAGTGGTATAGTAGCAGTCTTCGAAAAGGTCTATGCCAATACCTGACAGGGCATACCGAAGGTGTTTCATCCCTTCATTCTTGCCAAGCATGTCAGTAGTGCTTTCTTCCATCGTAAGATAAGAACCTACAATGAGAATGCCTTTCTTGCCCTCACCCACGAAGCGCGTTTTGGTCGCTCCTACGGCATTGCAACGACCACACAATTCACAGGGGGTCTTGGCTGCGGGCTTTTCTTTAGGGGCTTTCTTATTTTCTTCTGCCGGATAAAAGCCCACAGGAACTCCTTATCTCTTATACTTCGAACAAATGGAACACGAGACAGCCCATTTGTACAGTGCCCACATACTGCTTGTATTCATTATCCAAAAACCGATGCCCTGTACCAAACCAGCGAAAATGTCTTGCTTCCAACGGCAAACTCGTATCGATGACTGCCCAAATTTTTGGTTCCCCATCCTGTAACTGCACCGTAAGAATCTTGGCATTTTCCGGCATTCCAACATCAACAAAATCATTTATTGGCATGCCAAACTTACCTATTATTTTCATACACCATCCTTATATATCTCTTCAAAACTTTCCAGCATTTGCCTACCTTCAGGCAGACCCCGCAACATTTCCAAAGTGTTCTGCAGGACATCATTCCGTACTTGTTCTGGCATATTCACAAATCCATATTTTCGCTGCTTATTGACCAGTTCACGTATAAATCTTTGCGTGTCGGGATTCTTAAAACCATTGAAAAAATCTTCCCAAGCATCAACGGCTATCTGTGTTCGTAATACATCAATATCTGCCATAGTTATAGGACACCGTTTGATGAATTGAAACCGTAACCCATCTTCCATTTCAAAAGCATACTGGGTATTGTAACGTACATTCACCAACTTTCGAGGTATGTCCACTCTACCCAATAATTTTATAGAATTATGTGCCCAAACGTACTTCCCCAGCAAATCTTTTATACGAGGGTCGTCTGGATCACAAATAACTTCGCTGCATTCTTTCATACAATACCTCTTTATCGGTTTTTACGGCCTTCATGACGAGCAATACCAGTTGCCAGACTCACAAGTAGTACCATCGGCACACACATAATCCACCATTTAGGATTATCCGTGTGGTATCCCAGTATACCCGTACCCACTCCCAACCAGATAGCATAAGCATAAGAACCTATCCATTTCAATATCTTCATATAATTCTCCTTGTTTCTAATATACTACTATTCTCAATGATCGTCAATCCTTTCTACATTTCTTACAAGCTTACTATCCAAATAAAACTTACCTATCGCCAACTGCTGTAGAACCACAGCCTCGTCATCAAAGCCCGTTTCATCATCCCGCTTGAGTAACGTACAAAGCCTCATAACCCCCGCCATCTTCTCAGCCTTGTTCTGATTCAAGGCTACCAAGATTGATACATGGGTAAGTTTGCGCACATCCTCAGCCACATTCTCCAACTGAATATCTCCGGTCAACCCATCCCGGTTAGTCTGGGAAGCGGTCACTACAAGAATGTTTCTTGCCTGTGCCAATGCTCTAAGGGACTTCCAGATATAATCTATCTGGTGCCTATACTCATTCCCGGCATTCTTTCCCGGCCTGATAAGGTCTGCATAATCTACCACCAACACATCGGTCAGGTATCCGTCGAAATGTTCCAGAACATCCAAGTAGGCAATGATATCTTCTACAGTGGCAGAGTATGCGGGGAAGGTGACATAGCGGATACCCCCACCATTTGCCAACCGCTGTTGGGCTATCTGGAATTTGTCTATATCCATCAAATCCAACCCCTTGATGGTCTGAACTTTTCTTTCTACAGTAAACATATCATCTTTGGGAGTGGCCCCACGCACCGACTGGTCAAAGTACGGAATGTCCACTTCCCTATCGTAGAGGGAGCGCCCATTCAAACTTGTCCATGCTCTTCGAAGCAACTGTGGTCGGCGCATTTCCAGACTCACGAAGGTGACGTTGTTACCCCCATAGGCTGCCTCTTCTGCAGTGAACTGTAAGGCAAATGACTTCTTACCCTTGGGCTTTCCCAGATAGGTAAACAAATCTCCCCGCATAGGTTTTCCAATAGTGGTGTCCAAAGCCCCTCGGAATGTGAACAGGTATTCATTCTCCTGAATGAAACTGTCGATAATCATTCCCTTATCTTCCATAATGGAAACGCTTTCGTCATTGGGCATCCCAACCCTATTATAATTGCTGATTGCGGCTTCACCCCTGATTGGATCATTTGCTACAATAGCCGCCTTTATCTCTTCCTCGTGCAATTCCAAGGAACGTATTTTCAGGTATGTCTCTGCCTGTTTCTCAACATACTCGACATTTCGAAGCGGCTGCTTATCGCTTTCTTCAGACAGGGAAATCAAGAACTCCTGAACTGACAGGCCCACCTCATCATCGAGGATAGAATTCTTACGTTCATTATAAATGTTCTGGATCAATTCGTTGGGAGCCGTTTTATATTCATTGAAGTATTCGATGATCCATTGAGCTACAATCTTCCCATACTTGCTTTTCAACTGTTTCGGCTGCAGAATAGGAACAATACGTGTACAGAATTGCGTGTTGGTGATCAAATTTATGATAAGGTTCCGTTCCTGATCCAGCGATACATGTGTCTGTTTCATATTTTTCCTTTATGGGTTTCTGTTGCCATAGCGGTCAAGAAATCTTTGCCACCAAACATCTTTTCCGGTGCCTTTCCATCTATTACCTTGCTTACAACTTCCCCCTTAGTCTCGATGCGCAAAGCGGCATCCTCTTCCTTGGTGCCTGCAGTGATCAAATAGTAGATCGTGATTCGCTCTTTGCCATCCCCGGGAAGGAATACCCGTTCTTCCGCTTGCTCGGCATCCCCGGGATTGAAAGGCAACTGGACGAAAACTACTGTATCTGATACGGATAAGTCAATACCCACGTTCGAACTGATGACTTGCCCAACATAGAGTTTTATCTTTGGATCGTTCATAAAGGATTTCTTTAATTGGTCGCGCTTGGTTGCCGTGATTCCACCATATATAAGCACAGCTTCTTTCTTAAAGGCTTGGTATACGGCTTCACAGACATCTCGGTTCCACGCGAATACCACCAACTTGGCTTCTTCTTCCAGATAATCCCTGATCCAACTTATCTTGTCCTGCAATTCTTTCACAGGATCAGCTCGATTCTCCATAGCGACAATAATTCGTTGCTTCAATGGCAGGTCTTTTATGACATCTTCTTTCCGTCTTCGAATCATGTATGGGGATACCAAGGAATAGAGCAACTCGATGTTTGAAGCCCCTGAAAAAGACCACCCATAGTTGGTCATCTTCGGGCCACAAAATTCCTGCTTATATCCCCATTGCTGCGGGAATACTTCAGGAGCGACAACATGAAGCGGAACATAGAACTGCAATGGATTAGATCGTAAGGGGGTTCCACTTAATAGAATGTTATGAGGGGATTTTTTAGCAAGGCTACGGAATGCTCCATTACGTTGAACGGTTACCTTCTTGTGTTCTTTGGGGTCATACCTCGTTGTGTTCCCTAGATAATGGAACTCATCGCATATGATTACATCTGATTTGATTTTCATCAAGGAAGGATGCCAATCAGCGAGAATATCATAATTGATTATGAAGAACTTTGAAGGGGTATCTCTAAGATCATAGGGTGTGCGGCTGTCCAATATCACAGCTTTCTCATGTAGCCACTTCTCCACTTCATCGCGCCAAACAATCTTTACATTCGAAGGGCATATAATCAGGTGCTTAGTCTGATCAGGATGCTGCATACAATAGCCTAAAGCCTGCAGTGATTTACCCAAGCGGGGGGCATCTGCGACGATCCCATTTCCGTTTCTGGCTTCAAGGAATTGCACACCTATCCGTTGATAGTCACGAATCCCCTTGGGCAGTAAAACTTCGTTGATGGGAGCCTGTGGAGTAGGGGTAATCGGTGGAACAGCCCTTACTGGAACCAATAAAGGCTCACTACTGGTAGACACAAAGGAATTGTTAATGAGATAGAGGACATTCTGGGATGTATTCTTGGCGACCCATTGCTTATTCACCCCATCAAACCAACGCCCTTCCAGTGTCTTCATGAGCGCCAGCATAGCGGGGAAGTCCTTCCCACCTGAGAATTTTATGTGGATGTGGTCACCAATTATTTCAAATGTTTTCATCTATGATGCACACAGTTCACAAGGGACAACTTCCTCTGTATTGATCCCACAGAGTTTTGTGCAGTCCACTATAGGTTTCATCAGCTTCAGACATAATCCCTTGCTTGGATCAGCATACGCAATATAGTGTACACATTCCTCGTCGATATTGAATCGACAAGTCTTACCCGGGGGAATATCCCTTGGCTTCATGATTACTCCAATGTGTAAATGGTGTTCAGTGTTACAGCAATTCCATGCTCAAAGTCAATACTCAGCAATTTGGAAGTGTGTGCCATCCCACCTTCGGAAACTCTACTTGTATTAGGATGCCCGTAAATATCCCCTTCAAGCCAGAATATACCGCCAATATCCACAACACGCCAGTTCTTAATTCTCGCTTTCTGCTTGTCCATGCTCTACTCCTTGAATCCTAATTCTTTTCTCAACCACCGAACTTCTTCTTCGGTCATATCACCCGGGTCATGATCAAGTTCCGTATCCACGATAGTGACTGCACCACCCATAGCACTGATCCGATCAGAAAGCTTCTGTGCTCTTTCCTGCGCTTCCACTTCCGGGTCGAACACAAGGAACCGTGTCTGGTACTGGGCAATCTTCCGAACCTGCTGCTCAGATACTTTCGTTCCCAGTGTAGCGACTACTCCATCACCCAATCGCCAAGCATCAGTCGGGCCTTCTACCACTATGATTCGATCATCCCGCACAAACTGTTCATTATACAAGACATGCTTGGCATTAACAACCGACTCTTCAATCTTCAGGGTCTTGTACCGTTCTTCCTGCTGCCCCGTGTAATCCCGTCCTGTGAAACTTACTACTCTTCCTTCGAAATAAATAGGGATGATGATACGATATTTGTAAAAACCTTCCATTCCGGTAGCCCTGATGTGATATTTCTGCTGCAGGTATACTGGATCAAACCCTCGCTTTTTCAGATAAGCGATTGAAATTACGTTTAAGGCTTCATCCCCGGGTAGAGTGATGGATTCAGCCTTAGCTTCCTTCTTCTCTACCCGAACATAGCTATCGGGGTCAATGTACCCATCCATGATCTGGTTGAATTCACCCCAACCAACATCAAGCAATTCCTTGAGCGTTTCCCTGAATGGATGTCCCCCACATTTGAAACATGTAAAGGCTGGTATCCCGGAGATAGGAAAGCCCCCGTGGAACGATGAATCTCCACAGAAGGGGCAATTTACTCCTATCCATCCTCGGCCAACGTTCTTCCCGCCAAGAGATAACGGGATACCATAGTCTTTAAGTATCGCTAATGTATTCATTGTGCGTTTCAATCCACATATCTACAAAAGATATGACTGCAAAAATAAATATGATCATTGGGCAAATACAATTGCATCCACACAAACCTTACAGGTAACCACCACCTTTTCAGGAAGTTCTTCCGAACCAGACTGCAGGTGACCGCGAATACGAACAACCCGCCCCCTTATCAGATTTTCCTTGATGTATGGGGTGCTATCGGGGAATTCCCAATAGACTACAGGGTATTTGAAACTGGCTGAATGGGTTCGCTGGATCACAACGAAGTTGTAAGCTGTCTTTCCATTGCGAATTTGAACCTGTGGATCGTAGGCTATCTCGCCTTCTAAGATCACCAAGTTGAGGTCGTCGGTGAACTCAGGCATTTTGTGCATCCTTGGCCCAAACCTTCCTCTGGGCCTGCGCAACCACCCAATCGTAGTCTGTCTTGAGTTTCTTGGGGATCAAGCCAATATTCCCACTCTGGGCACGTTCAATAGCCAGCTTCACGCCCCTTCTCTTGTTGAATCTGTCGGGGGCAATATCGGGAGTATATTCCAGAGGAACCTCACGAATAAGGTCTATTTTATTATCGTAAACCTTAGTCATGACAGGAACTAAAACATGCTGCCCAGCAGCGTCTACACCATAAGTCATCACTGTCACTTTCTTGGGTTCCGATTCATTGACCTTCGACCAACCGATCTTGTCCGGGCCGATAGCCACGACAACCCCAATAAGGTCAGGAGCATAGGTTTCCCATACACGCTCCTTGGTGTTGAGCTTGCATTCTATCTGCGCTTCCATAGTACCCAAAGTAATCTTGGTGGTCAGCAGATTACCCTTCGCCTTCCGTACCAGTGTGCGCTTACTTTTGCTGTAAACGTACTTGATGATCATTCCCATTTTCATTCTCCTTTGAAAAATGCGATACTCAGGGCGAGTGGGATTGAACCACTGTTGACAGGATCAAAACCTGTTTTCCTACCACTAGAAGACACCCCGGAAATTCTTACTTACAATACCTGCCAAACTGCACAATCTGCCAAGGAAGGGAGTTGCACCCTCAAGGGAACGGATTTTGAGTCCGTAAACTCTGCTAGTTCGTAATTATCCCACCTTGGCGTATATCAAACTTCTTTTTCCGCCCACTTTCCTGCATCATTCTCATAGGTCTTCTTGAAGAAGCAGTCCCGGGCTTCATGATAAATTACTACACCTTCAGGATTATGACAACCCGTGGAAGCTGCAGAACCTGCGAGAAGTAGCCAATCCATAATGTCCTGCATCTTTTGTGTGTTAAACAGACCTCGATACAATACAGGCACTACCCGACAACAACTAGGGCACAAAGGCTTAGTATTGTCGAAATCCGTAAGCCACTTCTTGGTATTGAATAGACTAAAATGCTTTTCAGTTTCCGTTTGGGAGTATCTCTTTTGAATTCCCCTCCCCCACCACTCCCCAAAATGTCTACCCTCACCAAGCAGGAATAATTCTTCTGCATGTTCTCTGGCCCATCTAGCGAAACCCATATTGTCTGCTTCAGGGGTGATCCACCTATTTCTTGACCCTGCAAACATAGCAAGACCATCTTTCTGAACAAGGCAATTCAGATCATCTTCGGGTAAACCTTCCAACGTTTTGATGTAAATCTGAGCATTCGTCCCATCAATCTTTTCGGTAATCACCATATTCCTAGACATGCGGGCAATTTTTCCGAACTCTTTGAATTCTTCCATTTAAGTCTCCTTACACCACTTCAAACTTAGGAATCAACTTCTTATCAGGCATCACGAAGTCATCCAAGTCTACATGCTCTAATATACTCTTCAAAGCCCTCATCTCGTCAAGGGTAAACGTCAAACCTTTAGCCGATCTTGTATAATCTGAAGTGGAGTCCCAACTATGAATATCAAACTTAGGTTCATTGGTGAACCCCCATTCGATGATATTCAGTTCCTTGACCCACTTCCCATTCATCCCAAGCTCTCCAAATTGCTGGTGGATGAGATGTTCAAAATCCTTTTCTGCCTTTACTGGATATGCCATGTCACACTCCCTTTATCGGTTTGAAATCTTCGACCTTATAGACGAATTCCACATCATCAGCCACCTTGAACCAGAACCTGCGACCCCACGAAGGAACCACAATAAAACTATCGTTCTCATATATCCGTTCATTGAAAGCGCCAGCAACCAACTGACAGGTCTTCCGTATCTTGATACGGTCATCCTGATTGACCGAGGCGGGTATTTCCCCAGTCTTGAAAATTTGTTGGTCGTACAGAATGTGCCACTGATCTTTCTGAAGCGGCTGCAGGGACTCCAAGAGGGGCCAGTAGAATCTCTTCACCCCGGGGATTCCTACGATGAAGGATACCGTGTTGCGCTCATAGAATTTACCTGTGAAGAAAGTATCCGCAGGAATGAAAGGTTTGGGGTTCGTGAAAGCCGGAACAACAATTTCGACAATACCCGCCCTTTCAACCAATCCGCCCTTTATCTTCATCGCCCAATAGACGTAATCACCTTTTTTGAACATTGATGCCTCCGCATAGATGCTATACTATAATCATTTATCCTTTGTTTTGTCAAGCTTTTTCGGTGGTGTATGAAGCTTATAATTCATAAAAAGCAACAAACCTGCAAGCACAAGCCACAAACCAACAATCCAACCAAGCACCAACTGCCAAGAATAGTCACCCATCCAATTCCTCCATGTGTTGCTTGACATGGTTTACGTACCAAGATGTGCTTCCATATTTACGTATACCACGTATACCCTGCCTGTAAGCCGCGATTGCCGCATCCTGAGACTTCAAAATCCTTAGATTCTCCATGTAAATGAAACCAGCAACCCTCACAGATTGCTCAGGATCGTTCGGATCGTAATTTCCGTACTTCTTGACCCGTTCAGCCCTGAACCTTTCATTAAGCTGCATCCTACCCCTGCTCTTGCCCCCATCCCCAATAGCAGTATCCTGCTCATCCGACTCTGTAATGGCAATTGCCTGTAAAAGTTTAGCAGGTGCCCCGGTTACCAGTTCAGCCTTCTCGTAGACAGTCAATACCTTGGGGGGTGGGGCTTTGTACAACGATGATGAGCATATGAATAAAGATAGCAGTAACACAAAATAGATTCGAAATTTCATTTGAATTCTCCTTATTCCGCAAAATATATCTGCTCTTGTATGTACTCAATTCCTGTAGCATGGGGCACCTCTTTGATATCGGCTTCATTACGGGTAAGTGCGTCCCACGCCATTTCAGCCCCTATCATTTTTGCGTCGTCTCTCAGATGTGTACGTCGCAACACGTTCCCTGCCGCTTCCAGTTCCTTGCACCGCGCCTCGGATGCTTCAAGGGCGGATAGGATGGTTTCACAGCACTTGGATAGTTTGAAAATGTTGTCTCCTACTTCAACCGTCACACAACCACCCTGTGCTTTTAAGCAAGCTAATACTGTCTTCGCCTCATCGAGTTCAGTCATGGCTTCCTCCTACCGTTCATCTTGTGCAGTTCGTTCCAGCACATCCAAATACCCAATGTTCCAAGGGTACAAATAATGGCCACCGTGACAACTTCAAACAAAATAGCAGATTCCATTTACTTCACCCCCGCCGCGTTCAGGGCGGCTATGGCTTCGTAGATAAGTTCACTCGATTTTTCGGATGAGATACGTATGTCGCAGACCGCTTCCAGCGCCCGCCTGCACTGGGCAAGCAGGGCGCGGCTGGCTCGTACTTCGTTGGCAAGTAGTTCAAGGCTCGAATCTGGTATGTGGTCAATGCTCTGTAGATTGTCTGATAAAAAAGCATCGACTTGCTCAAGGGCAATATCTATCTTGCTAAGTTCTGGCATCCTTCACTCCTTCATGATGGCGGCGCGAAGCTTCGCACATCCCTGACAGTCGCCACAGTTCAATATTCCGCAGACCTTGCACGCATCTTCGCAGTCTTTTACGGCAATATCCGCCGCCTCCTTGAGCGTCTCGCGGTCGCGGGCCTCGATCTTTCGGGCGGCTTTTTCGATGTTACTAAGCCTTACTTTTTTACCTAGCGCAAACTCCCCGCCCAACTGCTCCCAATCCTTCGTGCTTTCATCGAATCGTGGGTCAATTAGAATCTTCGCAAACTCCCTCGCCGTCTCTTTCATTTCGTGGCCTCCACTTTGACGCGGTACTTGGCGGCGATTCGATCGATGTCTTGCGATTTCGTGCTTCGCATGGGCTGAATGTATCCAACCGCATAGCCTTCGCAGTAAACTTCTTCCAGCATCGCCCTCGGCACCGTCCTGTCCCGCGCCTCAATCAGCGCGGCGGCTTCGGAGTCGGTGAGGACGAATCGTCGGTATGATTTATCTCTTGTCGACACGAGTCGGGCATCGCGTATTTTTCCGACCAGTTCCATCGCCCCGTCCTGCGGCTCGGCAAGGCGGGCGTCGATGCGGTCGATCATGTAGGCGCACTCCTGCACAATGTCGGGGTCAACCAACCCGAAATACTGCATGGGGAGCTTCGATGTCAACCAAATCAAATGATCGTGCGCCCTTGTCAGGGCTTCCTTCGCTTCCATCAGCAGTTCATTACTCATCCCTCGCCTCCATATTCAGGGCGTTGCGTATTTTCTTGTCCCTATGTATGTAATACTCTTTGTTCCCGTAGTAGCTTCCATCGCGCTCAACATCCCAGACATACGACCGCAACTGGTCGAGCATGGCAGGAGTTATTTTAAGAGCCGTACAGATTTCTTTATCTGTCATTCCTTCACCTCCTTGAGCAATGCGTCCAGTTCGGACAGATAGTTTATTAGCGCATCTCCTTTATATTTTCTGGCCTCATCGGCAATTACCGGCCTGACGGTTGCCAAATACGGCACGGCCCGCTTGATCCACGCGAGAGCTTCGGGCGCGGCGGCTATAAGGGCGGGTGAGTCTGTTTCGTAGCAGTCTGCAATTTTCTGTTGCGATGGTTCTCCGTACTGATCGGGAACCACGCACCAAATAACGCCCCCAGTGAAATACCATTTCCCCGGCGTTGCCTTGTCCAGCGCGTCAAGTGCGGTTTCGAGACTCATAGCCATCCTCCTGCGTGCATTGCGGCGACTGCCGCGATTGTGTTACTCATTTTCATGCCCCTATAACTAATATACTATCTAACAACAAAATCGTCAACCTGCATTCTTATCTTTGAATATCTGATCACCAAACACAAGTTTTACCCTATACAATTTATACACGTAGAATATAAAACCGTACCAGAATGTAGAATTTTCCATACGCATCCACTTAATAGCTGTAGGGCGAGCATGAATGAAAGCTGCCAGATCAGACACGAAATACTTCCACTTGAAAGATGACCCATACTGTTTGTGCCACGCAGTCCCATCACCCTGTTTTTCAGCCCGTTCCTGCAAACCTATGTAATTATCTTTGAAGTATTTATACATGGTGTGCAATTGATTATAAAGACTGTTATAATCCAACTGTGTGTTCTCAGCCAACCACGAAATCTCTAGTTCATAATTGGCCCGTTCATCGACGGTATCAAAACTGATAGCCAAATCTTTCTGACCTTCTTGAAGCATCAAAATGAATATGGATGTCTTATTACGTTTATTGTAAAAAAAAGATGGAAGCGATATGCCTACGTGTTCCAAGAATCCATGCGGAGCCTTGGCAGCCTTCAGCTTCTCAATAGCCTGCAGAACTATAGCCTTATCACAAGTATCCAAGATATCGGTGTTCTGCTTCTGTATCCATTTTTTGTCCCACAAATGACGTTTAAGGAATGTGTGAAAGAGAATTTCGTCCAGATAGGTCTGGGCTTCCAGCATTAGTTTAGTTGGTTTATCTTTGTTACAAGCGTGTCGAAAATCATATACAGCCGAAATTTCATCATACAGTTCGACGAACCAATCGTTCAATCCTTCAGCTTGTATAACCGGGAGTGAAACCGTTTCTTCATGTTTACGAAGGGTCTGCATGACTGCCTGATTGAATTTATAGTAGTAGTTTCTATATTTTGTGCCAGCAGGATTACGATCACTCGCTACCACTTCAACCAGCATTTCCCGTTGCAGGGGATAAAGTAAATCCTGCCTGCAGTCAGCCGCAATTCCGCACAGTCTATCCATGTACAGGTTGACTTGCCGTTGCGAATTGTAGCGACATTCGGAGCAGTGGTTCCTAATAGATTTATGCATGACAAGGAAATATCCGGGTTTTATAGAAGAATACTTTAGCAGATTTTTGCTTTCCATATCCACTAACCATTTCAAAATAAACAATTCTTCCAGTTTTAAATTCAAGCCTCTGGCCTTCTGCGCATTGAATCCGAATAGAAATTTGACCATACATCCTCCGACAATTGGGGTAAGATACACAAGGTGGCGTTTTTTGTCAAGAGGGGTAGGGTGTGTTGTTTTGCTACATACCGGGTGTGTCGCATTACAACACACCGTGTGTCGCATTACAGCACACATTCTCTTATATAAGAAATCTCTTAAGAAATAGAATCTTTATTCGAATACTCATAAAGATATTATCAGCCGATGCTGATGCTTGCCGTTTTAGCCTCCAAGCAGTACATTCCCGTACAGGAGAAAAACAATGCCCAAATCAAAGTGGTACCCTCTGTTTATTCTGTGTTGGTTACTGTTACAAGCTGGATGTTCTCTGTTTATGTGGGGGGATATAAGGTTTTAGGGGGATTGACAAAACCTGTAAAAAGGGTGTACACATATCCTATGACACTTTTAACCAAAGAAGAGATAGATGCCGTAGTCGATGAAGTGCTGGAAGGTGATCGCCGTCCTCTAACGGAACAAGAGCAAAACTTCATTCGGTTTTATGCAGAATCCCTGAATAAAAAACTATCTTACGAACGCGCTTTCCTTGATGGGGGTACTGACCCTAACGGCACAACCCGGGCAAATGAGATTCTGTCCAAGCCCGAAATTGGCCGAAGAGTTGCCAAATTGATGCAACAGAATCTCGATTCCGATGTTTCCAGATCACCGAATCTTCTATTGAAATACATAGAAAGGTATCTGGAACTCGACCCCGCCAATTATTATAACGATGATGGAAGCATTATCAAGTTTTCAGACCTGTCCACCGAAGCAAGGCTACTCATATCCAATATCAATAAACAGATCAATAATAGAACAGGACAGGTGGTGCTATCTTATGCCCTGCCTGACAAGATCAAGCTGCTCGATCATCTTGTAAAATTGGTAGCCTTCGTCACGCAGGTTCGTGCATTGGCTGGTGATACCACCAATATGTCGGCAGAGGCACAGAAAAAACGCGATGCCATATTCGCCATGAACCCGGATGCCATCACACAGGCTGGGGAAACCATAGTAGCCGACGATAAAAAGGAAGATAAAACGAATTCCGATGAAATAATTGTCGAAATACTTGACGAGGATATAAAAAAGAAGTAGCTTACCTATATCGAGTTTCTAAAAGGAGAATGCAATGAAAACGAAAGACACGATGTTTGCGGCGGGCGACATTCCTTGGGGCAAAGCCACGGCAACCTGCGCCGAAGCCCTCAACGTGAATGAGGCGCTGAAACTGTCCGGGCTGGATTGGAAGGTGAAAGCCGTTCCTTTCTTTTACGGAGCAGGCAACAAGCTGACACTCACCAAGGACGAGGAACTGCAGGCTTTGGTGCGGGAAGACACCGGAAAACGGCTCGGAGCCGCTACCCGCAAGTACAAGATCATCCAGAACGAAGACGGATTCGCCTTCGTAGATTCCCTGCTCAACATGGGCGCAAAAGTCAGCACGGCAGGTTCCTTCGAAGAGGGCAAGCTGGTCTGGATTCTGGCCGAGCTTCCCCCCTACATGCTTCTCGACGACGAAATCGGCCAGTACCTGTATTTCGCCAACGGCTTCAGCGGCAAGCGTTCCCTGAAGTGCGGCGTCACGGATGTCCGCATTATCTGCCGGAACACCTTCAACCTCGCCATCCAGTCCGCCGCCCGTTCGTGGTCGGTCAAACACATGGGTCTGGACATGAAATCCAAGCTCATGGAAGCCACCCGGGTGCTGGAACTAAACAACGTGTACCACGAAGCCCTGAAACTGGAAGCCGAATCGCTGGCAATCAAGAAGATTTCCGACGCCGATTTCAACACCTTCCTCGGCAGGCTTTTCCCGCTGGATACCGAAGATTCGGCCTGCGTTCAGCAGAGGATTCAGAGCAACAAGGATGCAGTAACCGCCGCCTGCAAGAAGGAAGACCTCGCCAACTTCAACGGAACAGTATGGGGTGTTCTGCAGGCTGTGGCTGATGTCGCCTTCCACAAGAAGCCTGACAGGACGACCCCCACCTACGACGAAACCCTGATGGGGTACGCGATGGATGGGCACCCCCTGATCGACACGGCATACACCATCCTGAAAGAGTAAGCGGCTTTCACAGTCATAAGGCGGAAGGTTCCACGACTTTCCGCCTTTTTTCTAGGAGTAAATTATGAGCGCCCCCCGAATCTGTGATACCTGCATTTACAGGCACCAAGGCAGGAGTTTAGACCCCTGCTGTGATTGCATGGACATCCCACAGCTTCCCAAGTGGAAATGGGATAGACTGGGGAAATCTAAAATCGACCAACTGAAACAAGACTTCCTACTGGCAAGGAAAGCCTATATGGATGCCTTCACCAAGAAAATCTATATCCAGCCCACTATGGAATCTTATATCAAGGCCAAGCAAAGGTTGGGTGACCTGATGGTAGATATATGGTATGCTACTATCGGAAAACCTTCAGAACCAGAAGAAAATAAAAAACGTATTGACCTTCCCGGGGATTGAATGTATATTTGATACAGGAGAATTTTATGGACAATGTACCCGACAAGATCATAGACAAAATCAGAAAACTTCTCGCCCTGAGTGATTCCCCCAATGAAGCCGAAGCTGCGGTGGCTTTGGGGAAGGCTCACGACCTGTTGAAACAGCACAATCTGGATATGAAAGACATCCAGAACAAAACCGCCGAACTCGACCCTGTAGGGGTTAGGGTAGCGGTAGTAATTCCACGGACAGAAGAATGGATGCGGATACTGTATATAGCAGTCGGGCGCTTGAACTACTGTTCTATGCTACAGCACACCCGACCTTATGGGGAAATATGCCTTGTCTATGTTGGTAAATCCGCCAACATCCTAGCCAGTAATCTGTTCAACGAATACATTACTGAAGCCATCAAGAAAGCCACAAAAAAACTGCAATTTACCAAAGCCGAAGAAAGAAGATCATTCAGTTGGGGTTTCATTGCGGCTTTGGTTCCACGCCTTGAAGCCATGCACGGCGCTGAAATGAACTCCGATTGCCGAGATTTAGTGGTGTCGGAAAAACTGAATAATGAAAATTTTATCAAACAGCGCTTTACTAATTTAGTGGATGCCAAAACAAAAGCCCCTAAAACAGTAAGCGAAGGTGCCTATCTCAGAGGACTTGCAGCGGGCAACACTATTCCCCTTAATACACAGATCGAAGGAGCAAGCGCATGAAAATGGAACCCGGGCACGATAATATCTACTGCCTAATTATTGCTTTAATTATCATATTGTTTCTTCATATTTATGGGGTAATCTGAAATGGCCGATAAGTGTACAGACCCCGCATTCAGCACCAACACAGCCCCTACGTGGGTCTGTATCCTGAATAGCCAACGTGAAGCCGGGGTGAAAGCGGACATTATATCAGAAAGGAACCTCGCCGCTGTACGTGCAAACAGTGCGGGTAGAGGGCCGGGGAAGAAAGAAAAGTCTGACACAACTATAAAAATCATCGAATTGTACAAACAGGGCTATCCTCGGCGTGATATTGTTAGTATATTGGGTGTAGACAAAGCCAAGGTGAAGGGTGTGATAGGTAAGGCTGTGGAAGCCAATCTAATCCACGCCCACACCATCTACCGCAAGAGGCGGGAAGAATAAATATGCATCAAATCTGCATATAAGGATAATCTAATGAAACCGAAAGTCTACATCGAAAAGTACCACCTGAATGAGAATCCCTATTTCGACCGCGATGCATTCGTGGCCGATATCATGGATGACTTCCGGGCATTGCTGCAGGCAGTCCGGCTGACCACAGTGACATTCGAAAACTGTGTCACAGCCTTGAACGTGAAATGGAACAACATCTTCAACGGTTCCAAGATCGTCAAGCCCTCTGCCGATAAATTTTGGGGGTACTTCTATGCCACACAGATTATCCCCTTGAGGAAATTCTATTTCCCCGATTGGAAAAAAGCCGTACACGAACACAGGTACAAGACAGATCGAGACTACGCAATGTGATATGATACTTGGCAAAGACATAAAGAAAACGAGGAATGGGAACGAAAAATGTATTCCGATATGTTCGGAACCAGAATACACAACTACTGGGAAGAAATCCATGCCCGATTCAAGGCGATGCTGGAACGGTTGGCAGACAGACCTTCACAAGAAGATGTAGACAAAGCCCGGGACATTCTTGGAATCCCCGAAGGTGCAATCTTGACCGAAGAAGTGGCCCGCAGCCGTTACAAGATCATGGCAAAAATGACTCATCCAGACGCAGGGGGGGCTTCCGAAGCGTTCATTACATTGAAAGATTCTCTGGATATACTCATAAAGTATATGGGTTTCGACAAGACGGAGACTGTATGATCACACAGGCGACTATAGTATGGTCGGGCGTGTTTCCCAAGAATAACAGGCTACTTAATTTTTAGAAAGGTGATTTGACTTTTGTGTTCGCAAACAATATCTTATGATCAAGAGGTGCTATATGAGGTACATTTCACCGGAAATCGAAGCCGAAGATCGGAAGTTCTACGCAATGAGCAAAGAGAAGCCGGGGGCTTTGGAGATTCCCGCCGATGTCGCTGGGGGTGACGAGCGCAGGGGATGGGCATACAGGCATGGCTGCGGGGCAATTGGATTTTATTTCCCGACCAAGAAATGGTACGCCTACAACTAGGCAAAGGAGAACATGATAGAACCCATATGTGTGGACATGAGGAACTGGACTAACAGTGCGGTGGCAGAATTTGTTCGCACCGTATTGAAAGAGACATCTTTCGGGTGGCCCGTGACCACGATCATGGATGATGTATTCCCTCGATACATCACGGATTTCATAAAGGCTGAGGGACATAGAATAGTCCTGACGGCAGGAGGGGATAGGGTATTTTCAGGGGATGGTGGCAGTAAACTATGCTACAATGGCCGAGTATCAGAAAGCTGTGGAAGACTGGTATCCCCCGAAGAGTTTCTGGACATACTCAACCAGAACAGCATAATCAAGAAAGTTACACAGGCACAGGTAGACGAGAAATTCGGGTATAGGACAAAGGTTGTCCCCTGATCATACCGCCTGAATATAAAGCCTGCCTGTCATGGGTGGGCTTTTTTATGTATATGCGCGAAAAAATATCTGCCCGAACCCTAGACATTTATAGCAGGCATCGGTATACTATAATCAAGAGGCGAATATGAAAACAGCACAGTACCAGACCGCAGCGAATGGGAAAGAGGGGATTCTGCTGGATTGCGACCACTACCAATTCGTCCCCTGCGAATACATCCCATACACTGTCGGCAGCGACTATTCCGGGGATATTGTCACCCGTTCCAATTTTTTGGTGCTGGTGAAACGCCTGAGCAGGATCAAGGGACTGTACAGGGTATACGGGGGCTACGGCACCTACGGAATCGCCTACATTCCAGCCGAAATGACCAAGCGGGGGCTGGAAATCATATACGATATACTCCACGACTTGGCAACGGAAACTGTCTATGATGAAGATCACATGTGCAATCTGGAAAGGAACATCATCATCGACGAATTCCGCAGCGATTACAAGTACCACGAACTGCCCAAGAAGCAGCGGGCCAACGTCCTGAATATTGTCCTATACGGGATGGGGGAATGGGCATATACGGAAGCTGGATGCCTCGCCTACATTGACTGTCGAAGATGACGATATTTTCGTGGAAGCCTTCGGGCAGAAAATGCGTTGCCATTATTCCAGCTACCATAAAACCTACACTTTCCGCAGAGACTTCCGGGGGAATAACCTGATCGCGGGCCTCATTATCGTGAACAACTGCAGGGAAAGGATGCCTGCCGAACCCGACAGGATGCACACGCCGACTCTAGCAGGACTGCGCCGATGGGCTGCCTACTGGGAAGAGTGCGAAAAGGTATTCAACATCGTGCTGGAAGAGGAAACGAGCAAATACAAGGCTTTCCTGCAGGAAGTGGAAGCTCTGTGCAATCTGACGGGGCAGGCATTCACTGCAGCCTGCACCCACTACATCTTCGCCTCGCCTTCCGGTAAAGTCACTCTGGCCTACGAATTTTCCAATCCCTGCTTCATCAAGAAGACTTTGGAACTGGGATACATCGAGGACAAGTAAGCTTTTTTCAGGGAGTGCTACGCGAAACAGTTGTAAAATATTTCGAAAGCGGGTATAGAGGGCTTGCCTTTTATACCTGCCTTGAGTATATTTGATTCAAGAGGTAACAGTATGGACAATTTCGATGCGATGATGGCTTGGGAAGAAGGCAGCCTTTCGGAAAAGGATACTGTGAAACTCTTCCAGAAGCTGATCGACAATGGGATGGCATGGAGACTGCAGGGATGCTATGGCAGACAGGCTATGGCATTTATCGAATCCGGCGAATGCCACAGGTAGGGGGAACATATGAAAATCAGCGTGTACAGAATCGAAGACAACAATGGGCGCGGCCCTTGGGGTAGTTTATCCTGCAACGTTGCCGATGATAAGGAAGACGAATTCTGGCGCACACTCCGTGAAGTGGGAATAAACATCAACCCTATATGGGAAGACTGCCCCAATTTTTTACATGGAATCCATCTGTGCGCGTTCGATAACCTTTCAATGACTATAGATATGTTTGCCCCTATCTTCCACCTGCTCAAACAGTATAGCTGGAGAATTGCTGAATACCAGATTGACGATAAACACGCCATCATCAACAGGCGTTCCCATCAAGTAGCATTCGAAAAGGAAGCCACAGAACTAAAAGAGTATATACCTGTATAAAAAAATAAAAACAATAGTTGACGATTATATCGGGATGTAGTATATTTAGATCAAGAGGTACGATATGGGAGTCTATGAGAAGATGCAGAGTAAGGTTCGGGCCGGGAAAGATGGGCATTTCGTGATTACCCGGGGAATGAACATGGAAACCCGGGAATACGGAATCAGGGACTTGATCATCATCGAAGAGGCTGGAAACCGCATGGCTTTCTATCTTTGGGGCACGGCAATAGTCCAGTATCGCAAGGATGCCAAAATCCTGACCCTCCGCACAGGCGGCTGGAAGACGAAAACCACGCAGGACAGGATGAACGATATCCTGCACATCCTCGGCCTCGGGGACTACAGGGTCTGCGGCAAGAAAGAAACCTACAAGTCGGACGCCGGGATATGGTACATTGAGGACAAGGCGGGGCAGAAGATCGAAATCGACCACCACACCTGCAACTTTTCCCTTCACACTTTCTAATTCAAAATAATGTAAAAATAATGTAAAAATAATGTAAAAATAATGTAAAAAAGTCTTCCCTTTTATATCTGAATTTGTTGTACTTGAATCAAGAGGTGATAAGATGTTTATCAGGATGTATGACATAAGCTACAAGGATGCAGCCTTTCCGATGCCGATTCATACCGCTGGACTGAGCTGCGAGAGTCGCGCCTGCAGGTATGAGTACAATTCACATATAGGATTCAAGGTAAGCGGGAAAACTTCGAAGGCCTATGCAGAAGCCGTCAAGGTTATCTTGCAGCGTTTATATGCGAACAATGCACAGCTATTCCAGCAGGTAGTATCCCCGGACAAGCAAATATCCTCGGCAGCCTTTTGGGAACTCAAGAAGCTTTTCCCCGATGGGAATGATGGGTTGTCGATCCAGTAGGAAAATATTTCGAAAGAGTATAGACTTTTATAGTAATCGTGCTTATACTTGAATCAAGAGGTAAACAGAATGAACGGATACATTTGTTTCTACAAGCAACAGCGCATCGAAGTTTATGCGGATACAATGTTCGAAGCCCGAGAGAAGGCTGCCAAAATCGCCAAAGTCAAGCCCGGGAAGGAATATCAAATATCCGTGAATCTGGCTGAAGTGAACGGCAAGCCCTATGTCCAGATCGTAGTTGACTGAAAGGAAGCCATTATGACCAAAGATACACAGAAGAGCCTAGAACATGCCCTACATATAGCACGGATGCGGGAAGACCTGCCCGAGATTCACAGAGTCAAACGGCTATTGGAACCTGTCTGGAAACAGAGGCAACAGAACATCGAAGCACAGGGAATGGAAAATTACCATATGTAAGGACGGTATATATGCTTTGTTCTATTTGTAATAAGGAAATATTTCCCACTGTAGGGCAAGTCTGGAATGGGTACGGCACTAAGTATATAGCGACGAAAAATGGGATTACTACTTGGAATTGGACGGTTGGGAAATCATATCCTACAATATAATTCCTAAGGGTTCTGAAATTCCTGCAGGTGGATACTATATGAGGGAATTCATCGAAAAACTCAAGGGAACAAGGTTTCCCGACAAAATAGTGGAGAATAGAGGGATAGGCTGAGGAATTTCCGTATACTGACAGAAGAAACCGAAAATTCCTTACACTTATAGAAAAACGTATACTATTGAAGTGTACGTGACAAAAAACGTATATATGTAAATAGTTGAAAAGTGGACAATATTATTATAGGGGGCTGATGACAACCGCCAGAATCGGAATTCAAACGCTTGTTTGACAGAACGATTAAACGATTGCTTAATCGTTTAATCGTTAGACTCCATGCCTTGCCATGCCCGCGCAGTCTGCTATTTTTCTTGACATTGTAATATGTATCGAAATTATACAATGGCATGAGTCAAATATATACAATCCCCCCATGCTATCGGCAAACAATGTAAGAGATAAATCCGCAAAATACTTGCTTGACATTGTATGGAATGTAGCCGATAATCGGATTATGGGTACTGCAAGCATAGTTGCTTAATCGAGATTGCGCCAAAGGTGCAACCGATAGTATCCGTAAGGAGATGCTATGTATCATGTCACAGTCAATTTCGAATCGAAATTACGCATGAGTAATGCGCAGTTAATCACTTTTCTGCGGGAATACTTCAGGAGCGAAGGAATCAAGTATATTTGCAAGGTGCCCGAAGACTGCGCAGATAATGGCGCATATTACATTATGCAATATGACACTGATGCCAATATGCTAGCAATCATGGCCGACTTGCGCACTATGGCCAATATGTTCCGGCAAGATTGCGTTGCCTATGCTGTCGATGATGGGCAAGTGTATCAGTCCTATGGCTTGATCGGTGGTAATGTCGCTAAGTACGCACCTTTCAATACGGCTTTTTTTTCGACCGTCACGGGCCACGAATACAATATCATCTATCAACACATATAGGGGGGGGGGAAATATGAAAGAATTTGACGGTACTTTAGATTTAAATGAATACGCCGGAAGCCATTCTGAAAAATTCGCCTATACCATGCGCAATGGTATGCCAATTCGTAAGCTGTGGCATATCGCCCGCGAAATAAGGACTAATTGGGATACGGTAACCTATGCGGCTGCGCCTTATCTGGATGCTATGGCTACGCTTGATGCCATCGATGATAATTACTATATGGATACTGGTGCATCTATTGTGAGATATTTTTTAGCTAACGCCTCAGCGTGGAGGGGCTCGACGGCCCGAGTTATCAAAGCGGAATTGAATTCTATGTTGCAATAGATAGACTACCCTGCCCTATAGACTGCCCTATTACTAGGGCAGTTTTTTTATATCCAATAGAATAGCAGATATGCCACTAAATCGAGTAGACATGCCATTATATTGATTATGGATTAAATCGCGCAGCGTGCAAGGGCTACAGGGTATCGGCAGAGCCTAGGGCAGAGCCTAGGGCAGAGCCTAGGGCAGAGCCTAGGGCAGAGCCTAGGGCAGAGCCTAGGGCAGAGCCTAGGGCAGAGCCTAGGGCAG